GGGACATAGTGATATGGAAGCACTTCGCTATACTGAAGAAGAACTGAATGCGATGTGCGACAAGGCAGAATCAGACCAAGAGAAAGAAAAGTGCCGTGAGTATAACCTGCGGGAAGCAGAGTATTATGATAAGCGAGCACAACTTGATATGAACTCGACTTATGATGAGATGATTTCTGCTGGTTATACTTTGACCGATGATGGTTTTTGGATTCCACCTCAGAAAGAAGAAACAGTAAAGAAGTGGGTACTTCCAACTGATGTTGATGGACTGACTGGTGATGTAATTGTAAATCTTCCTGATGATCTTCTTGAAGCAGCGAATCTGAAAGAGGGTGACTATGTAGAATGGATCGACAATGGTGATGGATCTTACATTATGAAAAAAGTAACTCAACCACTTGGAATGGAGGAATGTTGATGGCGTTATCACAATCTGTTGAAGAATCATTGAAAGAAGCAGAAGCATCTTTACGAAACGCATTAGCATACGCTGCTCGTCAAGAACGCCCGATGGTATGTTCAGTGATTGCCGATCTTATCAGTCGTATTGAAACTCTACAAACGACTGATTCTCTACTTGATAAACTTGAGAATCGTAAACCAGGAGACTCTGGATTTTTTGGAAACATTTTTGGAGAATGATGACTGAAAAGCAACCTAATGAATTTGGTAAAGCAATGCAGGAGTGGTGGGATTCTGATTCCTTTAAAGAACTTCAAAAAGCAAATAAAGAAGCAAAAGAAAGGGCAGTAGGAAAGTATTTTATGCTTTCTGAAGAAGATAAACTTGATATGATTCAGGCAATCTGCTATATTATGTGTAAGGCAGAAAGTGAGGGAACTTCACATCGGGGTCTTATGGATGCTTTGGGCATTTATCCTGCTGGTTTCTGGGTAGATCATCTTATGGATGTTCATAATGCTCTCTGGTCTTATTATCACGACAAGAAACAAGAGCAAGAATTGAAAGATGATTTAGATTCCCTTAAAAATTTTATCAATGAACGATCCAAAATGTAAAAGATTTCATAGAAAATATGAAAACTTTAGTTTATGTGTTAATATTGGAGAAAAGGGTTACGTTCTAGCAGAACATCCAAATGAAAGATATACTATTTTTTATTATGTAATCTATGGATCTGGACTTTTTGGAAAAGTATTTGACGTGGAAAATCCTATAATTTTAGACTCTAAAAAAAGTAAGATCTTCGATGTACAACATTATATTAATGATAAGGTTTTATTTGAGGCAACTGAAGATTTTTACATCATTGGATTTAATACTCTAGATAAAAATATTAAATGGAAATACTTTTTACTGAACCAAGAAACAAAAAAAGTTAAATCTGAATATTCAAAGTCATATTTGGTTTGTTTGAATGGAAAACCTTTAATTAATAATTATGAGTTTAAAAGATATGATTATTCTTCATTATTGAAGAATAAAGAATATGAATGTGAGATAAAAGAAAAAGATGTTATAATTATCTTTAGTCAAATTGATTCTTAAAATGATCAAGAAGAATGATTTAATTCTCATTTATGAATGGGCAAAGAAAACAAAGTTTCCTCTTAAAAAAGCACCAACCTCCAATGGATATGCAAATAAAGACATTTATAGTTCACCGTTTAAGAGTGTTATAAAAACAATTATAATTCGCAAAAAATTAATGACTGAAGAAGTTTTTAATATTATGAGTAATGATGATATTTTGTATGCAACATATTCATTGTTTGAAGGAGGGACAATATTAATTCCTCATAGAGATCCAAATGTGTATAAAGAACCCTATAAAAGAATTCAAATTCCTTTAACTATTCCAAATAAAGAACAATGTTATATGACCTGGAATGGGCAAAAAATTCATTGGGAAGAAGGCGTTCCTCAAATATTTCCAGTAATGGATGTTATCCATGATGGTGGAAATCTTTCAGATAAACCAATGGAGTTTATTATGATTGATGTTAAGAAATCAACAATGGTTGAAATATAATTAAACTAATGAAGATTTGTAACGTGATCCCAAAGAAAACATTAAGTTTCTAGATAGTTATGTATTGAAATGCTAATATTGGGACACATCGCAAAAAACTTATGACACTAGCAAAAACTGGAACTAAAAATCTCTCTCAAGAAGAATGGAATGAACTTGTAGCACTTAAAGATGCTATAACTTATTCTCCTCAGACAGTTTCTGCTCAAAAAATGGAAAAATTTACTGAACTGATGGTTCGATCTCTTGAAGGTAAGGGTGATTGCACACCACGATAAAATAAATATTATTATCACATTACAAAACTATGGAAAACATCGATCAACACATCCAAAAAGACGTAGAAATTTTGAATGATCCACAAACTTCTCCACAAGCAAGAAGGCATACTGAGGAAGAGTTAGAAGCACTTAAAGTATATAAAGAACATCATCCTGAAGATTCACACGATCCAACACCATTAGAACTTTATTGTGATGCGAACCCTAATGCTCTTGAGTGTAGAGTTTATGATGACTGAGGATGGTTTCTAAACTGTCACATTGGGTCTCCTGGTTCTCTGGGAGACCCTTTATGATATGAGTAGTTCAAAAAAACCAAATGACCATCACCATCTCCTATGTTCTTGAGGATGCAGAGTGCATCTTATCAAATCTCTACAATCTATGAAAACTTTACTTCTTCTTTCTCTTACGTTTCTACCCTTACCAGTGTCTGCAATTACTTGGGGAGAGTTCTGGGCACCATTTACCTATGATCGCGTTCCAAGAAGATACTATGAACCAATATGTCGTCGTCGGGTCTATCGTGAAGAATATGTTCCTGGTGATCGGTGGAATCCAGGATATGTGAGATCATGGTCTGAGTGGATTTCTGTTCCTTGTGATTATTGATGACTAAAACTGACAAACTCATCTTCATTTCTTCTTTTCTTTGGTTTTTGCATTGGAGTCAATGTCTTACATTCAAACTTTTGGTTATGGGTATCGAAAGCGTCTCTGTGAAAACGTTACCTCTTGGTTTCTAAATCGATTTTTTCCACGTCATAAGATTTACGTTGATATTCTTCATCGTGGTCTGAATCGTGAACATGTTTATGGGTATTGTGACGTTGTAGGGGAAACTTATCGTCCTCGTGAGTTTTTGATTGAACTGAATACTTATATGGATGATGAGTTGTACACAAAAACTCTTTTGCATGAATTAACTCACCTGCGACAGTGGGTGAATGGTTCTTTGAAGCTTCGCTATGGAAAAATGTGTTATTGTCAAGAACCCGTTGAAAACTACAGTTATGAAGATCAACCACATGAAATAGAGGCGCGAGAGCAGGAAGAAATTCTGTATGTGGAGTTTTTATTTGATAATAAGGGGGGATCAGTTTCACAAGTGGCACAGTCCTTTTCAAATCGTTTGATGCAACCACTATAGTGTGTCAGTAGTCAACTTACTACTATGAAACCTTCTTATTTTATTATTTTCTTCATCGGTATTGTTTGTGGATGGGGAATTTATCAATTTGAAACTAAAAGTTCCTCTCTCAGATATGATCAACCTTCTGTTTGTGAAGTTCTTGGCAAAAATCACCCAGAATGCAAATGAATGACGAAGAAATTCAAGAGTTTTTAAATGCTTTTGATGATTTTATGAAACACGCAGAAATGGAAGAGTTTAAGTTTGTTCAACGATCAGAGTATGATCGTTATCAAAAGGAAAGTAAAATGGCAATTGAAATGGAAATTGAACAAAAAGCGGCAGAGCTTGAAGTAACTGTTGACTATTACATTGCAGAATTCATGTGATGGATAGACATATTAAGTTAGTTCTTGCTCTCCAACAAACTGAAAACATCTACGAACTCTTAAAAGATGGGGAGTATGCTGGATTCTTTTCATCTCATCTTCTTCCGATTAAATTTGAAATTGAACGTCAATTGGTTTGCTTGACAAACACAAACAACTATTCTAAAATTGATGAGTAATCTAACACAAGAAATGAAGTATCTTTACATTGTCACTTACTGGGTTCCCTTTCCTTCTTCGGAGTATGGTGGCACAATCAGTCTAATTGCAGAATCTGATGCAGAGGCATTTGAGATTCTTTCCAATTCCGATGATTTTGACGATAGTTACACAGATCGCATCATGGAGCGGGTGGTAAATGCTCATAAGTTTGCTCTGGCAAATGAAGAGAAATCCCGTATTGTTGATATTTTCATTACGTGATTTATGAAATACGAACCACAGATCAACGATTATGTAATATGGAACAACGGCAAAGGCGTTGAGGGGTGGGTTTATTTTAAATGTAAGGAATATATTACAATAGAAAAGTCAATACGTCCAAAAGATTGTGAAAATCTACAAGCATGTTGCCTACACGCCAACGAACGATTACTTGTTCTTTGTTATAAACCTCAATGGAATCAATTAGATCATGTCAGATCAAGAGAATCAATCTATGAAACCTAAAAGTCCTTGGAGGTGGTGGGCAAAAGCATTGGGAGAAAAAGCATCAAAATGTGACAAGGAATCAGATAGAGTTGCAATTATTCGCACTGTTATCTTTGCAACTTATCTGATTACCAACTGTTTCATTATTGCTGGAGTAATTCGACAATGGAATAAGCAAACAACAATTGAAATCTTTATTGAAAGTCCTCATGAAGTACCAAGTAATTTACTTAAAGCCCAAGAAGAAAATGGTTTCCAAGCAAATCGCAACTTTTTATAAAATTGAAGACGCTTCAATGTGGGAAAAGCATGTCATTCAACAAGGATGCACCAACGTTGAAATTGTGCCAGTTTTTTAAGTGGCACATCACTTCGTCAATATCAGACCAAATGCCTTACAATACATTTGTTGATTGAGGAAACCCTTGACACTGACTGAAGAAACTGGAGAAAACTATTGTGATATGAAACCTATCACGATAGAATTTACCTTTGAAGAGCATGATCTTCTGAATTTTATTCTATGTCATGCTGTTGATGGAATGGATCTTGCTGTTCCCTGCATTTATGATCTTCCTGAAGACTCTGAAATTCGGCAGCGTTATGAAATGCTTGAACACATGAAAAATCACTCCTATTCCCTCTGGGCACAACGATTTGGTAACTAATTTATGAAAAACTCTACTGCTATTGGTGTTGCTTTTGGGATTCTTGTTCTTGTTACTGCAGGACTATTCTTACAAGCATGGATTCTTGGTATTATTCTGTCTTGGTTTAGTGTCTCACTGACATTCTGGCAGAATCTTTTGATTATTGTTCTTGCTAATATGATTACTTATAACTCTGGAGGTTCTACAAAATGATTACTACAATTATGGCAGGATTTGCCTTTGGATACTGTGTAATGGACATTATCCAAAACTATCGTGCTCGTCGCACTGTTGATGAACTATTGAAATCTACTCTGGAGAATGACAAATGAACAAACAAAACGGATTTATTGATTCTGGCGTTGCTTTAGTTGCTCTTGCTGGTGTGATTGTGATTGCTGGTCTTGCTTTTGGTCTTCCACAGTATGGTGTGTGGACTAAAACTCTCAGCGGTAAAGCACAACTTCAAGAAGCAGAATATACTCGTCAGGTAGCAGTGCTTGAGGCACAAGCAAAGAAAGATTCGGCACAACAACTTGCCGATGCTGAAATCATCCGTGCCACTGGTGTTGCTAAGGCAAACCAAATTATTGGTGATTCATTGAAGGATAACCGTGAGTATCTTCAGTATCTGTATATTACTGGTCTTGAAGATGGTAGCAAAAATGGTAATGTAACCATCTATGTTCCCACCGAAGGTGGAATGCCCGTGCCAACACTTCAGATGAACAAGTGACATACAACCCACTCAAAAAGTGGGTTTTCTGATATGATAGATACTCTAGGTAAGTTATAAAAGGTCGATGCAACACTTACAACTCATACCACATCAAACAGTTCTTGTTCTCAATGCAAGTTATGAACCCATAAATTTTACACAATGGAAAAGAGCAGTAGTTCTACTTCTGAAAGAAAAAGCACAAGTTCTTTCATCCAGAGTGATTCGATTGATTGACTATGTTAAAATTCCACTTCGTAAAATCATGTTTCATAAACCAACCAGAGCACTAATCTATCAACGTGATGATCACACATGTCAGTATTGCGGATCTCAAAAAAGATTAACAATTGATCATGTAATTCCAAAGTCCCGTGGTGGTCAAGATACATGGGAAAATATGGTTGTGGCATGTTCATCTTGCAATACTAAGAAAGGAAATACACTTCTTGAACAAACTGGTATGAAGTTGAAAAGAACTCCACGACCAATGGAAAATAAAATTATTTTGAAACTTTATAAGTCGAATGTTTCGGAATGGAAATCTTATATTTACTAATATGAAAGAATCCGCAGAAAAACTGATGCAGTCCATTTGGAACGCAAGAAACTCAGGTGAAGACACAGAAGAAAAACTGATCGCTGCCACTTTGACTCTTGCATTAGAAGTCGTTCCGCAGTATAATACTCATAACGGCATGGTCGTCATCGACAAAAACGATTTACTGTCTCTCTCCACTGAACTCCGTAATCTAACATGAAACTTAAAATAATTGCATATAAAACTGAATCAGGTATTTGGGCATTTGATCATGAGCATCAAAATACAGTTGCAGAAGCATTGTGTAACGGCACTGAAACTGTAATTGATTGGTATTATGAAATGTTAAATGAAACTAAACCAGTCACTGGTGATAAAATTCAATTTTATCTTGATACTGACAAGTTTGATTATACTACTACTGAAATCAACTTAATCAAAACTGATGAATTTGGTTCAGTTTATAAAGATAAAATGAGTTCTATGGAACTTTGGTTATGTCCTTGGTTGCAAGGATATTTTGGAGAAGTTCCTGAAACAATTTACATTCATTGTGACTTGCACCACGAGTCTCTATATGATCCAGAATTCGAAGAATTGCTTGATATAATTATTGCAGAATAAACAATAAGAGGGTTTATATCCTCTTTTTTCATAAATATAAATATGTAAAAGAAAAACGATTTACAATGTCATATAGATATCATCAACTCTTAAAATATGTGTATTTTGAAGGTTATGCAAACTCTTATGAAGAAGCAGAGTATATTTTAGAACAATTGAGTGATGAAGAATTTGATGTGTTATGTGAAAATGTCTTCAGAAGTAGAGATACTGGAGCGGTAAATGCAGATGCTGATGAAAGGGCAGCAGAGATGCATAAAACGGTTTCTGGTGCATCACATACTTCATCAGAAAATAGAAAGAGACATCGTGATGCTGCTGCTCAACACTTAGTATCTGCAAGAAGAAAAAGAAGAAAAGCAAAAACTAATGAAGAATATGTGTATGAGAATGTTTCTGGTGGTAGAGGAAGGAGAGCAAGTTCAAGAAGAGCACCAATATCACAAAGAGTAAGTGATTCTGAAGCAAGAGAAATTCGCAGAAATGCAAGAGAAAATCCAAAACCAACTGCTTCTGCGCCAGAAGATGATAGTTTGGAAGCAATGAAATTAAGATTTAGAGCAGAAACTGATGCTGAAAATGCAGAAAAAGAAGCAAAAAAAGCAAAAAAAGCAAAAAAACCAACTACTGTTCCATCCAGGGGTGTGGAGGGAGATGAACCTGTATTGAGAAGAAAAACACCAGAGGGACATGGAAAAAGAGGTGCATCTCCCGTGGCAGTAGCTAAAAGAAGAGCAAGACTTTTATCTACTGGACAAGATCCTACACAACGATATACTTATTCTAGAACACCTACTCCAGAAAGTAAAGCGAGAGCAAAAAAAATTCGTGCTGCACTGAAAAAAAGAGATAAATGGGGAACACCAGAAGCAGCAAAAGAAGAATATGTGATTGATTATCTTGTAACGGAAGGATACACTGACAATTATGATTCTGCGATTGCAATTTATGAATCAATGTCGGAAGAATGGTTAGATACAATTCTTGAAGTAAAGGGTAGGGGAAGAGTTCTTATGAGAAGCACACGAGATGCTAGTGAGCGAGGTATGAAAATAACACCAGAAAGAAAACTTGATTTAAAATTAGCTCAATTAGAACGCCAATATCCAGGAGATGGTAGTTTGGGAGATCTTGAAAATATAGAGCAAAGAATACAAAAAATGAGAACAGTTAAGGATACCCCAAGTATGCGAAAGCGTGTTGATAATGTACGTAACATAACCAAACGATATAAGAGATGAAGACATTTCAACAATTTCTACAATTAGCAGAACGCTATTATAAACCTGATGAGAAATTGCCATCAGGTAAAACTCCCTATGAGAAGGCATCAGCATCTTACGAAAAACAAGATAAAGAGTATTATTCTAAACCAGAAAGTGAAAGAACATTAAAACATGCAACAAGAATGAACAAACAAATAGGAAGAGTTAGGAAAAATGTTGCTCATGGTGCAGATAATCCACATTTTAATACATATAGTGATTTGAGTGGTGAAGTGAATGTAACGGGTCATAAGGATGATCATATGACCGTCAGACACCCAGAGTCTGGAGTTCGTTTTAGCATTTACAATACTGGTAAAAAAACAAGAGATGGGAAACCAGTTCATGATGTAGAATGGCATCATAACCAAGACACTAAATCGTTGTCTGATAGTGAAAGAAAAAAAATTCTTCGTTCTGCAAGAGATACTTGGACAAAACATATTTCACACCGTTTACCTCATGGTAGTGTAATTCGAAATTTCCCAATATCTAATTTTGGCAGTGATAATTCAGATGAAAGATATGCAAGAGCGACACTTTACTCCAGAATTGGTGGATTTGGCCCTCGTAATGATAGAACTGGTTATCAGTTCGCTGGAGTGGGTAGAGAACCCTCACCAAGACAAAAGGCAAAAGGTAAAAAGAGAACATATCCAATGAATTCAAATACCGAAACAAGTTCTGCATTTTAAAGAAAATTATGAAAACCTTTCAAGAATTTTTAGAACTATCAGAACGCTATTATGATCCTTTTGAAAAACTTCCCTCTGGTAAGACACCACTTCAAAAAGCATCCGAACGATCAGAAACTGAATACAAAAACACAAAATATGGGAAAGGAAGACAAATCAGACAAAGAATTCAAACAAAAAGAAAGGTACTTCATGGTGCCGATAATCCAACACCAAATCGTCATGATCATCCACAATTAGACGTAAGTGGCGGCAGAAATTATATAGATATTCGTCATAAAGATACTGGAATTCGTTATAATTTAACCAAACACGGAGAAACAGATGATGGAAAACATGTTTATGATGTTCAGTGGGGACATAATAGACATCCATCAAAAATGAGCGATGATGAAAGAAAACAAGTCGCCAGAGATGCAAAAGACATGTGGGATACGCACGTTCAACACAGACTACCTCATGGTGCCATTCTGAAAAATACACCAATCGGTAACCCAACTCCAGAAAATCCAAATAAGAATACTAGAGCAAAATTATATCAAAGAGCAGGATTTGGTGAAGTTGGTAAATTTGGAAGACAATTTGCCGAAGTTGGCAGAGAACCTTCACCAAGACAAAAAGCAAAAGGTAAGAAAAGATTAAAACCTCTCTCTGGTGATACTGAATTCAACTACGATTAAGAACTCAGATGAAAACATTTCAACAATTTCTACAATTAGCAGAACGTTATTATGAACCTGATGAGAAATTACCATCGGGTGAAACTCCTGTTGGAAAAGCGACAAGAAAGAGTCGTACAAGAGCAAAGACCATTGGTTCTCAGTCACCACAGAATCAAGAACGTTGGGCAAGACAATATGATTTGACTCAAACAAAAGTCAAACATGGTGCAGATAATCCAGAATTGAATAGCAGAGTGAGTCATAAAGACAAAGATGATGTGAAAGTTCAACATGATGAACGTGGAATGTATCTGAAACACAAACCATCTGGTGTTTATTATTGGGTGTATAAATCAGATGAATCGCCAGATTCTCATACAATTGAGTGGGGTCATGACAGAGGAAATAGTATTCAAAGAAAACAAAGAATTAAACTCGCCAGAGATGCAAAGTCAGTCTGGGATCAACATGTGTCTCATCGTCTACCTCATGGTGGTGTGGTTCACAATACTCCTGCATCATCATATGATTCCAGAGGAAGAGAAAAACCAGTCAATCGTAGGTCAGAAATTTATAAGAGAGCAGGATTTGGTAAATTAGATGATGAGGGAGATCAATTTGCATCAGTAGGTAGAGAACCATCACCAAGACAAAAAGCAAAGGGTAAGAAGAGATTAAAGCCACTTAATCCTACAATAACAAAAGCAAATTTAAATTGGGGTAAAGATGATGACGATTATAACGAATGGGAGGATTAATTAAAATGAAAACTTTCTCAGAGTTTCTGGAATTAACAGAACGTTACTATAAACCTGATGAGAAATTACCATCAGGTGAAACACCACTTGGTAAAGCAGTTAAAAAACAAGAAAAAAGAGAATCTGAAATTGGTCCAAATTCAAATATTCGTCGCATGAACAGACATTCTGAAAAAATCGAAACAAAGGTCAAACATGGTTCCGATAATCCAAATTATAATGCAAGAGTTAACAATAGAGATGATGATGAAATTCGTGTAGATTCAGATGGTACTGATTATCTTACCGTGCATCATAAACCATCTAAGGTAACTTATAATGTAGTAAAACAACCTGGTCCTGGAAATATTCATAGTATTGAATGGAGTCATGAAAGAGGACATAGAAAAACTCTTCTTCCAAGCGAAAGAAATGATATTTCAAGGGATGCAAGAAGGGTATGGGATCAACATGTATCTCATCGTTTACCTCATGGTGCAACACTGCACAATAAACCAGCAAGAGAAGGTCTTGGTAGAATTTATAAAAGAGCAGGTTTTGGTAATGTAGACTCTGATAATGATCAATTCGCAAGAGTTGGTAGAGAAAAATCACCAAAACAAAGAGCAAAAGGTAAGAAAAGTAGACTTACACCACTCGACCCAAAAGAAACAAAGAAAAAAGCAAATTGGTAATAAAAATGAAAACATTCTCAGAATTTCTGGAAATTATTCAGGAAAAGAAAAAGGAATCAAGTAAAAAACAAAAAGAGAAACTTGTGAAAGGTATTGTAGTTCGACCAAATGTAGAACGATCTGAAGATGGAACTCTTTCTTATAGTTTAAAAGATCTACCAAAACCTCCTGAAACAGAACCAGGATCTCCAGAAAGAAGAGTTCAGACTAGAGAAATTGAATCTCATGGTGCAAAGGAGTTTAAAAAAAAGAAATGAAAACATTTAAACAGTTTCTTGATGAAGCACTTGTTGCCTCACTTGTAAAAGCAGCGACAAGATCTCTACTCAGAAATAAAGCAATTACTCAAAAAGTTGCAAGCACAATGCCTCCAAGAACACTTTCATTACCAAGAAAGATTACTGGATTTCAGACTGCAAGAGGGTCAAAGTATACATATCAACAAAAACCAAAATCTTGGCCTCAAACTCAAAGAACAGCGCCACAAGATCCATATCATCCCACATCAGCAGGAACTAAACAAAAGTCAGATTGGACTTTGTTTACGACTCCCAAAGATTCAATGACGATGAGACAAAGATTTGTTTCAGGATCAAAAGAACCATTTCATCAAGGATTACCACAATCAACACGACCCAAAATAGGTAGAGCACCAGTCGAAGTGTGGAATCAGTATGTAGAAAAAGGTGGAAAATCAGTAATACATCCAGGTAGTCGAATCACTGATATTCAAACTGCAACACCAGGATCTGGAGTTGGATTATATGGAGCACAAAGAAAAGAACTTGCTGATAGAGTAAAAGTAGAACTTAAAAGACCAGCAAATATTGAAGCATTGAAAAAAGAATTGGAAATGAAATCCAAATCACCATCAACTTATCGTAATCTTGGTGCAGGAAGAATTGAAAGTGTGAAGGAGAATAAAATAGTAAAAGACTATGAATCTGTTCGTCAAGAGGATGATATCTATCAAACTGTACAACAAAAACTTGCAAATCCAAGACTTCGAAAACTGAGAAGATATTTGAATCGTGAAGTTGGACGTTATACCGTATAGTTCTATTATAATTGTTAATATATAAATTGTAAGTTTTTTAGTTATTTTTTATGAAGAAAGAACATTATTATCTTTACATGATTCAATTCAGTGATGGAAGATTCTACATTGGTTGTCATAAAAGCGATTGTGAACCAGAGAAAGACACTGCATACATGGGATCACCAGTCACATTCAAACACCTATGGGAAGATCCCAATCTTACGAAGACAAAGCATATTTTAAAGGAAGTCGATTCTCATTCTGAACTTCGTAGATTGGAACCTATTTTAATTCGAAAGGCATGGGAAAAGTTTGGTGATAGATGTGTTAATCGCAATGCTTCTCCAGCGTTTCATCCAGAATCTAGCAAAAAAGGAGGAATTGAGTGTTATAAGCGCAAAAAAGGAATTCATGGAATGACAAGAGAAGAACGCATTAGATGTGGATCATTAGGTGGTAAAAAGTCAGCAGAAATCATTAGAGAAAAGTATGGAAGAGAATGTACTCTTCTTTCACCAGAGGGTAAATTAGTTAAATTTAAAAACATTAGAGAGTTTTCTAAAATTAACAACTTAGATCAGTCAAATTTATCAAAGGTTATCAATCGTAAGAGAATGTCTCATAAAGGATATCGTTTACCATGATTAACTTATGTAAAAAACCACATGTGACCTTTCCATGTATAACGTCCATTACTTCTGAGTGCTTTTACAAGACAAGATTTACCACGTCCATTGTTCACTTGACGTAGGGCATCATTTATACTTTCAAAGTGTACTTCATTCCATGTAATTCGATTCACTGCTTTAATCGATTTCTTCAGCGATTTCTTTTCTAATAAGCGCCAACGATATCCATAACATACTGAACCTTTCTTGGCGCATTTTAATATGTTACTATTATAGTTTCGATTACCAGTTAATTCTTCTGCTGCATCTCTACTGTTATCCCATTCTCTTACTTCTCCAGTTTCTAAGTTTAGTCCTTGTATACGAATACTTGCATGTTTACCATCACTTCTATGTTCTGGTTTAAATGTGTGAGGAACTTTTACTTTCTCTTTTTTTATAATAACTTCTTCTTCCTTTTCTTTCACTACGAATGAATCGTCATTATATTCTGGATTGTATTGTTCAATCCAATACTGATATCTTTCTTCTAGTAAGGATTGATTTGATTCATCTATTTCCTTTATCATAAAGTTGTGTGTTCCGTACTTACGAAACGCTTTATGTAATGGTTCTGATGACATTCTCTTTGAACGTTCAATATGAGATTGCCATTCCTTATTCATTGACTGAGTTGTCTTTCCGACGTACTTGTGTCCTGTTTGTCTATTGATGATAAGGTAGATGATTCCTTGCATTTGTGTATTGTAAAGATCCCTCTTTGTATTGTATGTATCTCTTTTTATATTGTAGAGAGTTTTTTTTGTTATGGTTTCGTTAAATTCTTGAAATAGATGTAGATGAATATAAGTTATTTTTATATTTCTTTATATTCTTCTAATATCTTATAAGTTCTTATAGTTAAATGTCTTTAAGTGCTTAAAGTGCTTATAATACTCTCTAAGTGCTTATAAATGTCTTTAAGTGCTTATAAATGCCTGATTCTTATGCAAGTTTGGCGAGCATACCATAAGACGCGCAGTTTGTCAATCCCCAGGACGGCGAAAAAACTGGCACAGTGTCAGCATTATAAGACATTTTTATGTCATGAGACCTATATATTCTTATGAGAATCTCGACGAGACTGGCACATATGCTTGATCTAGTCGAGATCTTATGCTATAATACACACAGTTATCTCGACGAGTTATGTACGACGACTACGATCTCGACTATACATACGGCAATGATTATGCAGATCTCGACGAGGATACATATGCCGAACTAGGCACATCAGATCTCGACGAGGATTATGCACGAGATGGGCAAGACTATCAAGATCTTGCATATCGACACTATGCATGATAGAATCTAGTACACATTACATCGAGTTCTTATGCTAATGCAGAAACGCCAGGTCACGGTCACACTAGAATTAGAGTGCTATGACGATCTAGATGTGCATGATATTGATTGGAAAGAACTTCTAGAATTAGAAGGCGACGAGAATGTACACGTAAAGATTAAGGAGTTTGATCCATTTTGAAATTCTTTATTGACGAAGACTGGGTTTATTTCTGTAAGAATAGCACATTGTATAAGAGTCCTGTAGATTCTTATGGATTCTTTAATACTGACCATGGTGTACCTGTAGACGCTTGTGCGGAAGGTAAAGATATCGGCAAGGTATCACACTTTGAAAGATTGAAGAGTCTGCTTATGCCAAAATCTGAACTGTCTGATGATGTGGTACAGTTGACGCTGTTCTGACCTAGATTCGACCTGTTCGAAACCAACCCACTTGGGACACTCGAACAACTGGCACAAGGGGTCTTGCAAACCAGTGAGATTCCTGCCATACTGAACTCGTTCAACACCTGAACCAACCATGTCCATCTACACTGAAAACGGGTACGCCAATCGTGCTGAGTACCTGGATGAACTCCGTGAGGAGTACGGAGACCTTGTGGATATCCTCATCGGCGTGTTACCATCGTCTGAGGATTTCGACGGTCTTGTGACCGCTCTGGAGGATGCTCTGGAGTCTGGTGAGTACGCAGACCTGATCTGAGTCTCTAGGGCACTTGACAGACGCTGTTAGGTGCCCTACAATGAACACGTTCACCACTCAACACCATGTCAACTCGCTCACGCATTGGTTACGAACTTCCTGATCATTCAGTGGTTTCTGTCTACTGCCACTGGGATGGAAGTCCTAAAGACAATGGACGGATTCTGGTAGAACATTATCAGAACCGCTTAGATGTTCAGGTTCTCATTGACGGTGGTGGTATTTCATCACTTCGCACTCGTGGTGAATGGAACTCCAAAGCACTCAGAGATGAGAATGGAGAATGGATTTCTGACGCAGCAGGTTATCTGATGTATGAGAATGACCGTGATCCTCAACCACTCTATTACACAGAACGTGGTGAAGAACTCGACATTGCTCATACTTCTTTCGACGAGTTTGTGAGTGGAAATCTTGGTGGGGAAGAGTATGCGTATCTGTATAATCTCGACGATAATTGGAAGTGCTATAAGATGAACTATAAGGGTCCAGTGGATCTCGTCGAGATTCCTAACTATGTGACAGCATAAAAACTAGTACATGGGTCTTGACGGGGTGGCAAGACCCATTCTATGCTCCTTTAGCAATCTGGTGAATGCAGCGAACTCATAATTCGCCTGAGGCGTGTTCGATCCACGCAAGGAGCATTGACAATCTAGGTCTTATGATCTAGAATGTCATACATGGGACGGTGGTGGAATTGGTAGACACCCCAGACTTAAAATCTGTTGAGCATCTTGCTCGTGCGGGTTCAAGTCCCGCTCGTCCTACTGGCACGCAGTGTGCCAATCCGACTATCTTATAGAATCAAAACACATCATGCGTAACTTTAAAATCAACAGCACCGCCATCTCTGACCTGAGCGTGGACGGTGATCAGGTGAGCATCCAGTTCACCAGCAGCGACAAGCAGTACACCTTCCGTGCTGCCGATCCTAGCACCTTTGTTGCAGATCTTGAGCAAGTGATTTCCGATCCTGAGGGTTCGGTGGGTTCCTACATCCACCGCGCCCGCAAGAGCGAGCAACTTGTGGAAGTCTGATAACTGGCACAATGGGGGCGGCAACGCCCCCTTTTTGGTTTATTGTTCCCTTGTCCAACACCACACCTCTTATGGACTTCGACACTGATTTTTGGTCTGAGATTCAAGACGCTCCTGGCGAAATCTTCGACATTCCTGAAATGAGGGATGAAGATGAGGATGAGCAGACTTGGAATGAGTTTGTCAACAGCAACATGACACTCTAACAACTGGCACAAGGGATCTTGAACAACCTCAGGATCCCTGCAATACTACCTTTGTTCTCAAGACACCCACCCCATGGCAGACACACTCTCCAAGCAAGTCTACCGACAACTGTTCACCGAAGATCAGTGGGATCTGATCTATAACTTCATCGGCAATGCGCTTGATGATGATCCTGAGATCTTCAATCCTGAAGATGTTTATGCCATCAGGAACAAGATTCATGCTCTCTTTGATGAGGAAGACTGATGACCCTCACACACCTCAACTATCAGGAATTGGATGCTCTCATGGCAATTCTTGAGACTAGCGATTGGCACTACCTGACTGAACTTACAGAGGCGGACATTCCGCTTCTGTATGATAAACTCACCGAAATGAGGGATGAAATCTAATGACTCCTGACACTTACACATTCTCTGGTGATGCTGTGACAGTTCTTGGACTGGTCGGTGTCATCTCCACTGGTATCATCCTGATGGTATCATTCACAAGGTACTGGAACTCACCTCTTCGTAAATGACTGAAACTCTCCGACAGTATCACTTCACCGACGAACAGATTGACTTCCTGATGCGAATTGTGCGAAATAATGCACAGTTTGAAGATGGTGAAGATCGTGAGTTCATGGAAGAACTTGCGAATCAAATTGAAGACCAAATTGTCAACCACCCTGACAATGACTGATGCAGAGAAAGTCTTCGCTCTGACTGAGATTCTGGGTGATGTTATACACACTCTGGAATTGAAACAGTATGACATCGAAGATCCACAACTGTCGCATGAATGTGTGACTGATGCTGATGAGTTTCATCAGCGAATGATGAATGTTCTTTACCCACAGACGATCTGACAACTGGCACAAGGGATCTTGTGTTCTCATGAGATTCCTGCCATACTACCTTTGTTCCTGAGACACCTCATGACCTACCAACAACTTCTGCAACAGTTACAGCAACTCACAGAAGAACAACTGAATCAGGATGTTTGCATCTGCGATTCTAAGTTTGACTGTGGTGATGATACTGACGCAGAGTATTATCAGGATGGTGTAGAGTTTGTGTTTGCAACTGAGGAATGTGATGTCCTCGATGTTGATCACCCTATCATTCGCTTCTGATGACCTACCAACAACTCCTCCAGATCATTCAGACTCTCGACAAGGATCAACTCGACAGAGAGGTTCTTGTCTATGATTCTTCTACTGATGGTTGGTATGATGACGGAACTCAACTCAAAGTAACAAGTTCTGCAGTTCCTGGACTTGTTGATTCTAATTTTCCTTATCTTCTTGTTTAATTATGACCAAACAACTTCTGATCGCACAACTTCGCCAAGGACAAAATGGGAACGACATCCTTCACATTCTTGATGTACTCTGTAATGGGATGGACAGTAGTGAATCTAGTCAAGATAATGTCCCAACACTAGACGAGATCCAGTTCTGAAACTCGACGAGGTGTGACACATCATCTAGTGGAACACCTCTCTCGACGAGATCAGCAACATCAACTAGATTACACACATCTCGACGAGAACATCATGCAACTCGCAACTGTCACACCCATCTCTAGAAAAGCAAAGAATCGCTTTGTTAACATCATGGAGAACAATGCTCAGTGTATCATTGAGCAACACAAAGGTAACAAAGTGTTTCTTACATCCATGAACAAGCGTTACCATTTCTGGGTGACTATTGACAACGACTTAGACTGGATGGTATCATTCTAAACCAAGACGGAAGGGGTTTGCCGTCGCTTTCTTGTTAAAGTTACCCAGCGCGAAAGAGAACCGATAATTATAGGGTCTAGGTGAGGTGGAACAGGAGACGGAGTGGTGACCGTCTCCTTTTTTTTGTCTTCTCACAATGCTCTGAGACCAACCCTCCATCTTATCACACTGCTCTGGGTTCTGGTAGGTACGGGTTCCCCTGTTGCCCAATACCTATAAGTGCAAAAAACCCGTGGTGTGTGCCAATCGAACCAGTGGCACAAGGTCGCTGGATCTGGTCGGTTCTGGTGTGGCATCATTCACACATCGGCGCACCACTGACGCCGACCACCACCCCAGACAAATGACCGACCTTCAGAGTCTCCTGATTAACATCGAAGAACTGAAAGTTCAGTTCGCAAAGAGTTTTGAAACCATCGAAACTGCTGTGTCATTGTTGCAAACTCAGCAACAACAACAGAAGATCAGTGTAGATCAAACTGCTCTCAAGTTTGTTGACTTTTTCGCACAAGAACTGGAAAACAACATCTCTGGAGGCAAATTGTTCGCTGCTCGATTGAACTTCATTCGGCAGAATTACGATAAAATGTATTATCAATCCTTAAATGACATTTACAAGGAATTGATTAACAAACCCGCACCAGGTTGGGCAAAGCGTCGTCAACTTTTGCTGACTGCATCTGCAATCTGGCGTTATACTTTCCACGGTCGTTCTTATGATCTTAAGTGTCAAATTGAAGCGGCAATGGAGTGTGGCGATTGTGGGCAATTTGTGCGCCCAATGGTAGAAAGAATGATCCAGGAAAAACTCTGGGTGTGACAGTTTGTTAAGTTGCACACGGGGGGCGTCAGTGCTCCCCCTGTGCCCTGTAGGATACCTGCAGTTCACACCACTGAACCATGCTTCACTTCTCCAAGGGCAACGCCAAACTCGGCAAGCAAACTCTAATTTTTAACCTGCCCGCAGGCAAAACCTGCCCTGGCGCTCTCTTTTGCAAGTCTTTTGCCGTTGTTGATTCTAACGGCAAGCGCAGCATTCAAGACGGCGAGCACACAATCTTCCGCTGTTTTGCCGCTTCTTCTGAAGTGCAATACGACGCAGCGTTTGAGAATCGCGCCAACAATCTGAGTATGATTGTTGATGCTCTGCAGAATGGAACCGTTCCAGGTTATTCTGTAAGTGCTGCAGATCTCATCCACAACAGCATCCAAGAACACCGCACAAAGAATACCAAACTGGTGCGGATTCATGAGTCTGGCGACTTCTTTTCGGGAGCGTATTTGGACGCATGGGTTGAGGTTGCACACCGCAATCCTGATCTTAAGTTCTACTGCTATTCTAAGAGTTTGCAACTCTTTCTCAACTTCAAGTTGCCTGCTAACTTCTACTTCACTGCATCCTATGGTGGCAAGTGGGATCGCCTAATTGATGAGGGATTCTTCACTCGTTACGCCAAAGTCTTTATGACTGAGGATGATGCAAACGCTGCAGGGTTGGAAGTAGATCACGATGATTCACACTGTTTTGGTGACAAACCGTTTGCGCTGTTAGTGCATGGAACTCAACCGAAAGGTAGTGAATGGGGCGCTGCAATCCGTCAGCGTCGTGCTAACAAACAGTTTGGCGGTTACAGTAAGAAAACCACTGTGACGGTCTGACAACCTGCACACGGGGGGATCAGATCCCCCCACACCGCCTATAGACTTACGGAGTCAACCACACCACCCACCCATGGCAACCGCAACCGACTTCACGATCAACGCAGCAGTCACCAGCAGCGCCATCGCCCATCTTGAGATCATTCGCGCCGAGGGTGATTGTTACGATCTGTTAGTAACATTCACCAGTAGCGATAAAGTCTACCGCTACGCTTGGGAAGATGAAGGAGAGTGTGAGCGTTGGTTTGCACTTCTGAGTGATGATGAAGCAAAAGAGGCGACAAGTTGGGGGCAATTGTTTAACCGTGCTCTGAAGCACGGTGACATTGAACAGATCAAAGTCTGATCCTAAAGTATAAAAGAGGGGGCAACTTTCGCCCCCTTTCTTTATACTTTTTTCTTAAAAAAAAGTTGGCAGGGGGCGTGGCGACCATTTCATCATCAGGCGTACCCCCGCCCTCTTTCGATTGTCCCCATAGTCTACAGGCACCACTGACCCATAAAACCCCTGCAGTGGACAGTCTGACCGCTGGCACAACCTGGATGGATCTGCCCCCCATCTGCCCCCATACTGGTATCAGTTCACCACACCACCCAATGAACTTCCACCTTCTCATCCGTACCATGGTTCGCAGCATCCTGATCCAACAGGGTGCCATGAGAGGCGCTGAGATCGTCCGTAGCATGGGTCTGGATCCTGCTCGCCACAAGGGCACCATCCATGCCGTTCTGGTCGATCTGGAGCGCCTTGGAACGCTCTCAGCAACGCGCCATGAGAAGACTGGCAAGCGTGAGTATTGGAGCATTGAACCCGATGCGATCCGCTGGCGTGATCGGATCGTTGCTGCTCTGATCGGTTGAACCACACGGGGGAGGTTGATCCCTCCCCCTTCCTATGGTAGGATTCCTGCAGTTCACACCACACCACATGCGAACCTTCTCACCTGCCTCCGATCTCCGCACTCGCCAACTGGTCTGGGCAGTGCTCAAGAACGGCACATCCGTCACCCACGCGGGGTGTGAGATCACCACCCTAACCGCCGTGGAGATCTCCGCGCACTACTTTAAGAAGTACGGCGAACCGCTGAAACCGCTGGCGGTCTGATACAATACATGGGAGGGGTTCGGACGGACTCCTCCTCATCACCACCCCCCCCAACTACCATGCAAACCTTTCTCACCGCTGAAGAAATCCTGCAGTTAGTTACAACTGGAATCGTTGAACTTACTGATGATCTTATGCTCAGAATGACAGAATCTTATGAAGATTCAGAATGGTACAATGACCCCAACAATGTAATGTCAAAGCATCATTATTGAATCTCGACAAGAATAGTCTAGTCTAGATTCACACATCACATCTAGTCTAGATTCACACATCACATCTAGTCGAGATCACATACATACAGATCTCGACTAGATACATACACAACTAGATCACATCTAGATTCATGCACAACACATCACAACAAATCAATTCAATCGGGTTCACAATTACTTATCAAACGCCATACAATAATTGTGAATGGCGCACACAATCTTTCACCACAAAAGAAGAGGCAGAAAGAATGATTAGATTCTATCAGTCTTGTGGTTCACCTGCTAAGTTTATCTGAGGAAAGAATTATGTTTGGAAGATGGATTCATAAGGATGGTAAATCCCGTCCTGATCGTAGATTCAAGAACGTAAAGTCTCAAGCAAAGACTAACGGAGCAAAGAAGGCAGCGAATACTAGAAAGAAGAAAAAGTAATTCTTAATTCTTTATACTTTTCCCTGAGTATAAAGAATAACTCAGGGTTGAATGTAAACTTTAGTCAGTGGTGTGGTTTATTCTTTACATTCATCCCTGTCTTATTCTTTATACAAACTGGGGTCATAACGCTACTGTTATACTGCAGATTCCGCAAGCGTTATGATGCACATGTCGCTACTGTTATGACATAGATTCCGCAAGCGTTATGGGATCGGTGCCCTTGTGCCAATTCTGGGACTGGACAAAACCCCTTGACCTGGCGTGGCAGGTATGGGAATCTATGGGGGTCAAACGCCACTGACGACGTGCCTACTACTGAGACCGCCAAGACCGTTACCCTCACCAAGTCCGACTGGGACACAGTGAGGGTCGCTATCCTTTGCTACGCGACTGAGCAAAGGCACGAGGGCAACACCGCTTGGAGCGGGATGCTGCAAGAGGTCTACGCTGCCCTGCGCGACCAAACTGCCTAAACGTAACGGGAGAGGGTTGACCCCTCTCCCACCCATGCTGTAGGATTCCAGAGTCAACCACACACACCCTGACATCGTGAACCTAAACACCGAGCACGCACCCTGGAGCGCCAACCTGAGCGCCGCCGATCAAGCGGCGGAAGAGTTCCGCGCTCGCGTCGGAACCCGTCAGCGTCTGGATCCCGTCCCTGCAGAATGGGCGGATCGCTTCACGCCTGAGACGTGGGCGGCGTACCAGCGCGAGCGTTACGACTGCTACCACACTTGTGCGGGTATGTTGACGCCCGAAGGGTATCTGCGCGGCGTGCGCTTGCGCGACATGCTCTGATCCGTGATACAGTTAGGGAGACCCGCAGGGGTCTCCCATCTCACCAAACCACACCTAAGGTAAGCACCATGCGCCATCCCATTGTTCGCCACACTGAGCGTCCCGCCTACTCTTTTGCTGGCATCGTAAGTGCAATCGAGGAGGCACAGAATCGCGGTCTCAAGCGTATCACAATGCGCTTTCAAGACTTTATAGTTAAACCCAGCAAATACGCTGGCAAGATGTATGTTTTCTCTCACGATAAAGAGGTGAATCAGTGGGGCACACTGAGCAACATCTATCTGGGTTGGATTACATCGAACGCCACTAACCTAGGTGAGGTTGATCTAATCAAGCGAGTGCAATCCGTGGCAGCAGATCCTTACGCTGCCGCTAAACTTTACGGGCAGAACACTGGTTCTTGCTCATGTTGCGGGCGTGAGTTAACCAATGCCCTGTCAATCGAGTTGGGTATTGGTCCTATCTGTAGGGAGAAGTTCGGTCTCTAAGTAACACTTAGTGGGCGGCAGTTGTTTATACTCTGCCGCCCCTATCTGTGAGTGATTAGCAGTCCTTATCATTCGTTCGTGATTAGCAGTCCTTATCATTCGTTCGTTCGTGATTAGCAGTCCTTATGGGTCGGGGTGGCGGTCGCGGGGGGTTCATGGGGGCGGATCCCCGATATAAAAACGCAACACTACCCTAACCTACAAAGTGTTACCCAAGCGTTCAAAATATAAGAGTCAAAACAAAAAAATTCCTATATAATTTGAAAACTGAAAAACCCTTATATGAAAAAAAATTCCGCAGAAAATTTTAAGTCCCTACAAGTCGATCCAATCACTGGGGAGTATTATATTAATTTGCCCGAATGGATGGTGAATGAACTCTCATGGTATGAAGATACAGAAATCAAACTCGAAGTTGATGGAGACGAATTAATACTTTCAGAAAAAGAAAATGATTGAAAACAAATATCACATTTACCTAAAAGATAAGTGCATATATCATTCACTATCTCAAGAACAATTTGACAATACTTGGAAAATGATCAATGAGTTTCTCACTGTCACTGATGACACGAAAAAAGAAGATCTCTCATATGAAGAAGTTCTTTTCTCAAGAGAAATCATTTTAAATTCATCTCATTGACAAGCGACTATATAACTGGTATGATATTGAAGTAAAAACTATTCAATTATGGCTAAAGGATTTACTGTAAAAGCAAAAGCGCCAGTAGCAAGTTCAAATACTCCAGAATGGGATTATGAATTAGCAAAGGAGATGGTCAGAGGAAAATCCATCGTCTTTTGTTTACCAGGAAGAGGAGTTTCTTATGCTTATCTAAAAAACTTTGTACAACTTTGTTTTGACTTAGTACAAGCAGGAGCGAGCATTCAAATCTCGCAAGACTATTCATCCATGGTAAACTTTGCAAGATGTAAATGTTTAGGAGCAAATGTACTGCGTGGACCTGATCAACTTCCCTGGGATGGAAAATTGCATTATGATTGGCAGTTGTGGATTGACTCTGACATTATCTTCAACACAGAAAAATTCTGGCAGTTGATCTTAATGGACAAAGACATTGCAAGTGGTTGGTATTGTACCGAAGATGGTCATACAACTTCAGTGGCCCATTGGATGGAAGAAGAAGATTTCAGAAGCAACGGTGGTGTTATGAATCATGAGACCATTGAGAGCATCAGCAAGCGTCGTAAACCATTCACAGTTGATTATGCCGGATTTGGATGGTTAATGATCAAGAAGGGAGTTTTCGAACATCCAGAAATGAAATATCCTTGGTTCGCGCCAAAAATGCAAATCTTCGAATCTGGTGAAGTTCAAGACATGTGTGGTGAAGATGTGTCATTCTGTCTGGATGCAAAAGAAGCAGGATTTGAAATCTGGTGTGATCCTCGTATCAGAGTTGGTCACGAAAAAACAAGAGTTATTTGAATCAATGACAAGTAATCACGAAAAATACAATATCTACTGCAATGGTCGCAAAATTTATTCCGATCTTTCAGAGGAAGACTATTTTGATGTGATGGAAGACTTAGCGCAAGAGTTTTATGAAAAAGGAACTCCTGCACCTTATGAATTAAACACTGAAATTATTAAGGAGAATTAAATCTTATGGCAACGAAAGCAAAAGGTGGTTTGAACAAGAACAGTTCTTATATTCCAGGGCCTCCTAAGAAATCTCGTCAAGGAACTGGTATGGGAACCAAGTACGCTGCTACTTCTCGTAATGGGGCACGTAAGAAGTATAGGGGTCAAGGTAAAGGATGAGTCAACTAATCACCAACATACCAGCTAAAAAAGTTTGGGTTCGTAAAGAATACTTACGCGATTTGCAAGACGGTCATGGTGAATTTGTAGAGGGCGTTTGGGTAACGGCAAAGTCATTACCTGGACGCTCTTTTTATTTTGAAACTTATTTACCTGAATATGGAGCACTGTATGATAAGTTACCAATCTCTGCATTTGTCTCGTCTCCAAGAACTCCAGAACCTGATTTAGATCTCACAAATCTTCAATTTTGGGATTGTATGAGTTATGGTGTAGTATGTGTAAATAAACAACACATTGGAGAACTTCATTTTGAAGTTAGAACTAGAAACTATGGATCACTCAAAGGAGAATATCTGTTTAGTTTAGACAACTATCATCCATATAATGATAAAATTGATTGTGGAACAAGTGAACTACCCGAAGAACATAAATCACACAATTGCATTTTACTCGAAAATGGGCAATTTGGACTTTATCCTAACAACAGAATGAGACTTTATAGTCCATCAAGAACTCCAGATGAGGTTAAAACACCAGATTTTAAAATTTCAACAAAATTTTATAGAACTGAAATTGATATTAAGTGGGGTAGATTAGGAGATACGGACGAATATTTTTGGGAAACCTCCGAAGAAAAGCAAAATAAATAAGTTGTTTTGCATAAACTGAATTGGAACAGTATTCAATGGGTAAGCACCTGCTCCTAGAGGTGTATGATGTTGATTTTGAAGCGATTAATGATGTAGAATCGCTTCAAAATACAATGATCGAAGGTATAAATCGCGCAAAAATGACGATTTTGAACACTTTTTCCCATTGTTTTGTTCCACAAGGATGTACAATAGTGATTTCACTCGCAGAAAGTCATGTTTCTTGTCACACATGGCCTGAAAATGGGTGTCTTGCGATTGATGTTTATACTTGTGGTGATGGAAATCCAAAATTAATCGCACTTGAACTTTTAAAATACTTAAATTCTGATAATTATAGGATTAGAGAGATAGATCGTTAAATAGTTTTAAGGAGATAGCAACCTCCTTTCAAAAAAGTTCTGTTTTTACACAAAAACAGGAGCTACAATGTCTAATTTACCAGTTGATAGAGATTCAAGTTACATGCACAGGATGTGGGGAACTACATCTCTTGTAACTGATTACCAGAATACCCAAAAAAATAAGGTGATTCAAGAAATTATGCATGATGATATTCCCAAAAATCAGCATCATCTTAAAGAGCAGACAGAAATGCATCAAAAAATCCGAAATTCGCAAGATTATGATGATTGGGAGTACGGTACAGAACCAAATTATGGAATTTCCTGGAAATAAACATAAATAACTGAAGAAAAAATCCTGTTCAAATGGCAATCAATCCGGTTACAAGGATATCAAGATCATTTAAAGATATTAGTTTATCTTTTGAACCTCATCCTGTGACAAAAGATTTGCCAATTTTAAAAAATGAAAGGGCGATTATAAGATCGGTTCGAAATATTGTAGAAACTATACCAACTGAAAGGTTTTTTAATTCAGATTTTGGTTCCTCAGTGAGATCTAATTTATTTGGTATTCTTGATTATGCTACAGTTTCAATTATTGAGGACGAAATTAAAACTTCAATCAATAATTATGAACCAAGGGTTGAAAATATTAAGGTTATCATTAATCCGGAATTAGATAATAATTCTTTAGAAATTTCAATTATTTTTGATATTATTGGACAGGATTTTCCAACACAAGAGTTTACTTTTATTTTAGAGGCAACGAGATAAAATGCCTTTTACTAACTATACCAATCTAGACTTTGATCAAATAAAAACCTCAATTAAAGATTATTTGAGGGCTAATTCAACTTTCACCGACTTTGATTTTGAAGGATCAAATTTTTCAGTTTTAATTGATACTTTAGCGTATAATACCTATATTAATGCATTTAATTCAAATTTAGCAGTAAACGAAGTATTTTTAGATTCGGCAACGATTAGAGAAAACGTAGTATCTCTTGCTAAAAATATTGGTTACGTTCCAAGATCCCGTAAGTGTTCAACTGCAGTTGTCTCATTTGACATACAAACGACAAGCAATTCTTCAACACTTACTCTTCAACCAGAAATAGTTTGTGTAGGTTCAGTAGATAATAGTTCTTATATTTTTTCAGTACCAGAAGAAATCACTCGCAATGTATCCGAAAGTGGTGTTGCAAGATTTGAAAATATCACCATTTATCAAGGTAGAGTTTTAACAGCAACATTTACTGTTGACAGTTCTTTAGATCAAAAATTCATAATTCCTAATCCATATGTTGACACGAGTACAATTCGGGTTTATATAAAAGGAATAGGAGATTCTGGACTAGGTAAAAAATATACTTTAATTGATAATATTATTACAGTCAACAAAGACTCTGAAACTTTCTTAATTCAAGAAGTTAAGGATGAAAAATACGAACTTTTGTTTGGTGATGATGTATTTGGTAAAAAACTTGTGAATGGATCAATTATTACGGTACACTATATTGTAACCGAAGGTAAAGATGGAAATGGATCCTCAGAGTTTAGTTTTGTTGGTTCAATTAAAAATTCTAACGGAGTTGTAATTGCACCTTCAAACACTGTCACTGTTACAACTGTAGATTCATCAAAAAATGGTTCAAATATAGAATCAATTGATTCTATTAAATATTTTGCACCTAGACTCTATTCATCTCAATATAGAGCTGTAACTTCCAATGATTATGAATCAATCATCAAAAATATCATTTACCCAAATGCTGAAGTTGTTAATGTAGTTGGTGGCGAAGAATTAGATCCTCCAGAATATGGATCTATTACAATATCAATTAAACCAAAAGAAGGATTATATCTTTCAGAATTTGAGAAGCAACTTGTATTATCAAAATTAAAACAATATTCAATTACAGGAATTAATCAAAAGATAATCGATATCAAAGTTCTCTACGTTGAATTGGATTCCTATACTTATTATAATAGTGCAACTTCTCCCGGACCAGAATCTTTAAAAACTAAAGTTACAAATTCACTATCGTCTTATTCAAATTCTTTGGATGTAAATAGATTTGGAGGAAGATTTAAGTATAGTAAATTACTACAGATTATTGATAATACTGATGTATCAATAACTTCTAATATTACTAAAATTATAATTCGAAGAAATTTAAATGTATTATTAAATCAATTTACTGAATATGAACTATGTTATGGAAATAGATTTCATATTAACTTTGAGAGTGGTGGAAATATAAAATCTACAGGATTTAAAATTGCAACAGAATCTGAATTTTTATATTTAACTGACGTACCAAATCCCGATAAACTGACCGGTACACTTGCAGTCATAAAATTATCTACTGTTCCAGGTCAAACTCCAAGAACAATAATCAAGTCTGCAGGAATTGTTGATTATGTGAGAGGTGAAATTAGATTAAATGCAATTAATATTGTTGAAACTGAAAAACCTAATAGTGTAGTTGAGATTCAAGCGTATCCAGAATCAAATGATGTTGTTGCACTCAAAGATCTTTATTTAACTTTAGACATTTCAAAAAGTAAAATAAATATGATTAAAGATGTAATATCTTCAGGTGAAAACACATCTGGCGTTTTATTTGCTAGAGATTACTATCAATCAAGTTACTCTAACGGAAGTTTAATTAGAGAATAATATGGTACAGTCAAATTTTGAATCCAAGGTAAAAATTCAAGACATTATTGATAATCAGATACCAGAATTTATTTTAGCAGAAAATCCAAAATTTTCTGAATTTTTGAAGCAGTATTATATTTCTCAAGAAAATCAAGGTGCAAATATAGATCTCATTGAAAATTTAGTAGAATATCTTAAGTTAGATAATTTAACGCCAGATGTAATATCCGGAAATTCATCTTTAACACAAAATGTATCGTCAAATGACACAACCATTTATGTTAACAATACTAATGGATTTCCAAATTATTATGGATTAATTCAAATTGATGATGAAATTATTACATATAAAGAGAAATTAAATGATAGATTTGTTGGATGTATTCGTGGTTTTAGTGGAATTAAGTCTTATGAATCGGAATTAGTTTTTAGTTCCACTCAGGCATCTACACATTCAACTGGAACTAAAATTGTCAATTTGAGTGTATTATTTTTACAAAAGTTTTATGAGAAGATAAAGTTTACCTTTTTACCTGGACTAGAAAAAGTAGATCTTCATACATCTTTAAATGTAACCAATTTTATTAAAAATTCTTCAACATTTTACAGATCAAAAGGAAGCAAAGAATCATTCCGCATTTTATTTAATGCATTATATGGAATTGAACCAACTGTAGTAGATTTAGAAACTTTTCTTTTCAAATCATCAGGATCAAATTATAAAAGAAGAAAGGAACTGATATTTGAAAATTTAAATTCAAATACAAATCCATTAGCACTTGTAGGACATCAAGTAACAAAAACTAATAATTCATCTGTTTTTGGTTCAGTATCTGAAGCAGAAATATTTACTCGCAATAATAAAACTTATTATAAGTTTTATATTTTTGTTGGATATGATGATTCCAATTCAGAAAGCAGTGGTGAATTTTCAATTACACCATCAACAAAAGTTGTAGAAAAAATATTATCTACAAGTAATGAAAATGTAATCACTGTAGATTCTACAATTGGGTTTCCAAAATCTGGTAGTGTATTTTATAATCAAATAGAAATTTTTTATACTGATAAGAGTGTAAACCAGTTTTTTGGGTGCTATACTCAAGGAAAAACTTATGTAGATCTTAATATCGATAAAACTTCGGTTTTACATTCAAATGACACTTATTTTGGATATGAAAATGGAGACAAGACTAAAAAAGTAGTTCTTCGTCTTTTGGGAACAATTAATGGTATGGTGATTAATAATTTAAATAATTCGGAATATATTTTTACTGAAGGTGATAAAATTTATATTAAAGAATTAGGAAATTTAATTACTCCCGGAATAGAAAATAATTCACAAATAATTTCTAATAGTTTAATTTATAATACTAGTTCCAGATATCAACTTAATAAAATTTTAAGTTCAAATTCATCTCTTACACTTTCAGATTTAGATAAATCATCACTTAAAGTTGGAGATTATGTAGAATTTTTAGAAAGAAATACAGAAATTATAGCGAATATAAGAAATGATGAAAATGAAATTATAAGAACATTCGATAATCAGAGAATTGAAGGCATTGCATTAAATCCAAATGAACCCGGATGGCAAATAGAATTTGATTTTGATTTACTTTTGTTAGATCCTTTAAAGGAATATGATATAAGAAGAAAATTAAAAACTGCATCTAGTTTACCCACTGCATCACCATTAAAGTATAATAATGTTACTTGCGATATAACAAATCTATATTCTCAAAGTAATGAAACCTTTTATATTGCATCAAATTCACTACCATCTTATGCAATAGATAAAAATATATTTTCTTATACTGCATCATCAGTAGTAAATTTCAATAATATTGAACAAAAATATGAATCTATTGAATTTTCTAGTATAATATCTCTCATAAGTGGCGATAAAGTATTTTATTCATACACAAATTCTCCAATACCCGGATTATCTGAAGGAGAATATTATATAAAGGTTTCGACAAATAAAAAACAAATAAAATTATATAGTTCAAAATCATTTATAGCAATAGATAAGTTCTTATATTTGGGTTCAATCCCAGATAATAGTGCTCATACATTTACATTACTTCAACAAAAGACTGAGGATGGGAAAATTTATCCTCAAAAATTATTGAAAAAAATTAATCAAAATACATTTAATTCAGATGATACTCCAGAATCAATTGGAACAGAAACAATTGGAATTCTTGCAAATGGTGTTGAAATCTATAGTTACATATCAAATGATAAAGTTTTTTACGGTCCTTTAGAATCTGTAACGATTTTAAATTCTGGAGAACAGTATGATGTTATAAATCCACCAAGATTACAATTTTCTTATGGAAATGCTAAATTGCAACCTATTGTTCAGGGTTATGTAGATAAAGTACATGTTGATCCTCAAGAATTTAATATTGATACTCCAATAGAAGTTAAAATAACAGGAGGAAATGGAAAAGGTGCTGTATTAGAACCAATAATAAGTTTAAAAAGTAGAGAAATATTTTTTGATGCTAGAGAGTTGTCTAACGGTGGTGGATTAAGTTTATCATCGGAAACAATTACATTTTTAACAAAACATAATTTAGTTGATGGGCAGAAAATAATTTATGATATTGATAGTATTAGTAATCAAAAAATAGGATTAGGAACTTTTCAAGGATCTGATGATATTGTCAATTCTTACTTAGAGAATAATTCTGTTTTTTATGCAAAAGTTGTCAATGATCAAACTATTCAAATTTACCCATCATTTGATGACTATAGATCTGGAATAAACACTGTTGGGTTCACTACTGTTGGAAATCTAGGTATTCATAAATTTAAGACTGAACCAAAGAGAATTTTAGAATCAGTTAAAGTTATAAATGGGGGTGAAGGATTTACAAACAGAAAATTAATTGTAAATCCATCAGGAATATCTACTTATAATCATACTGTCAATTTCATTAACCATGGATTTTCAAGTGGAGAATTAGTTTCATATGACTATGAAACATCTACCATTTCTGGAATATCGTCTACTAATCAATATTATATTTTAAAAGTTAATAATGATTCTTTTAGAATTTGCAATGCTGGTGTAGCAGGTACTGATAATCAAAATTATATTAGAGAAAATTATGTTAAATTTTCTTCAGCGGGATCTGGATATCAATATTTTAGTTATCCAAAAATAACCACTGAAATTGTATATTCGTCAGAAAATTCAAACGACATAAAAACTATTACAACCACTCCAGTGGTAAAAGGGTCTATAGTTGGAACTTATCTTTATGAAAAAGGTAATAATTATGGATCTAATGTATTAAATTTAGAGAATACTCCTGATATTAAAGTTCTAACCGGAGAATTTGCAAAACTTAATCCAGTTATTATTAATGGAAAAATAACAAAGATTTTAATTTCTTATTCTGGATTGAATTATTATTCTGTTCCAGAAATAGTTGTAGAAAGTAAGAGTGGAATTGGTGCTATACTAAGAGCGACAATATTGAATGGAAAAGTAAATTCAGTTATTGTTGTAAATAGTGGATATGGATACGATCCAAACGATACGATTATTAAAGTAGTATCTTCTGGTAAAAACGCAGTGTTTTTACCTAAAATAAGAGCATTAACATTGAATAATTCCTACAAATATGGAATTCAAACCCAAAATTATCGTAATCCATCTTATGAATTTTTACGTAAGACAAAAAATAATAATTTACAATATGTAGTAACAGGTTATTCTGAATTATTAAAAAATTTATTTAATGAAAGTGACCAAAATCATTCCCCAATCATAGGTTGGTCTTATGATGGAATTCCTATCTATGGTCCTTTTGGATATTCAAACCCAAGCAATCCTGGGGAAGGTATAAAGTTATTAAAATCAGGTTATTCAATAGCAACAATAGAAAATAGAGTATCTACTGATGATTTTCCATTAGGATTTTTTATTGATGACTATAAATTTACTAATTCTGGAGATTTAGATGAATATAATGGTAGATTTTGTAAAACTCCAGAATATCCAAATGGAGCATATGTTTATTTTGCTACAGCAATTTTAAACCCAGAAAATGAGTATGTAGGATTTTTTCCATATTTTATAGGAAAAAATTATAGAAATAAACCAATCATTGAAAATATTAAGTTATTACTAGATCAAACTTTTGATTTTAACCAATCAAATTTACTAAGAAACACACTACCTTACAAATCTGGTCAAAAATATGGAAGGAATGATTTTATTTCATATAATTTCGATCAACTATCGGAAGTAAGTAATACAGTTTCTGGCGAAATTGCGGATGTAAAAATTATAAATGGTGGGGATAATTATAAAGTTGGTGATATACTATACTTCAATAATGATGAAACTTCTGGATATGGATTAGATTGTATTGTAGAAAAAATAAAGGGTGAAAAAATTGATAAAATAGAGTCTGAGATAAAAATATATGAAAATGCAAAGCTATTAAAATATAGTGATAATAATTTTTATGTAAAATATCAACCTAATTATGATATTGTTAATAACTCTTTTGTTACTTTGTCCGGATTAACTTCATCCTTTTCACATTTAAATGGTGAGCACTTAGTAACTTTACCAGAATTTCAAACCAAACTAAGTCTTCAAATACCAAATACTAATGCTGGTATTGTTACTGATATTTACCTCCAAAGTTTCCCAAGACAAGTTTCTATAGGAAGTTCAATTAAAATTATCAATAGTAGTGGAGACAAATATTTTACAATACTAAATTATTTTGATGATATTGGTGCTTTAAGAGTAGAAAGAACAAATTCTGGATTGTGTACAGCAAATTCTACAGTTGTATTTTTACCAGATATAATTATCAATGAAAATAATGAAATTTTAAGATCTTCTAATGAAAATTATTTAAGGTATTTTAATCCGGTAACTTCTGTTGGTGTTGGTACTTCATCAGGTACATTTACAACTAAAACAATATATAATGGACTCAAGCAACTTACAATTCCTTTACAAACACAATCAATTTACTTACCAAATCATGGATTTTTTACTGGTCAAAAAATTATTTTTAGAAAATCAAAAACAAACGCAGGATCTATACTAGTTTCTAAAGAACCTGATAGTACTCCATTCTCACTTTTAGCATCTGGTTCAAGTGAGGTAGTATATGCAATAAACAAGTCTAGAGACTATATTGGAATAAGCACTTTAGTTGCAGATTCTCAAAATACAAATGGATTATATTTTAGATCTGATCCTAATCCTGGGATCATAGATGGTATAGATGATCATAAGTATAAGTATTCTTTTGAAAGTGTATATCCAGAAATATTATGCAATGTAACAAATGTAAGAAGTACAGTTTCAGTTTCAACTTCGCATAATCTGTCAAAAGATGACTTAATTAATTTGACAGTTAAACCTCAAAAAAGTGTTGGTATAGGTAGTACTTTATTCATAAATTTAGAATATATTGACTCTATCAAGTCAATAGGGATAAACAAACTAAAATTTACTCCAAGTGAGGTTAATTTATCAGACAATAGATTAAACATATTAAATCATAATCTCAGTAGTGGTGACAAAGTTTTTTATATCTCAACTTCAGTAATTGGAGGATTAAGTACAGGTTCTTTCTATGTTTATAAAATTGATATTAACAATATCAGTTTGTGTGAATCTTATATTGATTCAATTTCAAATCCTGCAAAAACAATAACATTTACATCGGTTGGTATTGGTACCCAAGAGTTAACTCTAATTCAACCAAGAATAAATGTTGTAAGAAACAATGATTTAGTTTTTAACGTATCTGATTCTTCTTTGGAGGATTATAATTTTAAATTGTATTTTGATAAGAATTTGAAGAAAGAGTTTGTATCTGCACCATCATCTAGTTCGTTTTCCATAGTTGGAGTTAATACTATAGGTGTTAGTTCAGATGCTTCCATAACTTTAAAATATTCAGATTCTTTACCAGATAAACTTTATTATAGTTTAGAAAAAAATAATGAATTGGTATCTGTAAAAGATGACATTAAAAACAGTTCAGAAATTTATTTTACTAATAGTGTTTACTCAGGAACTTATCAAGTATTTAACTTAAGTAATACTTCATTTGATATTAGATTAAAAACTATACCTGAAGAATCGTTATATAATTATTCGGATTGTAAAATTTTAGAATATTCTACAAACTCAACTTCTACTTCTGGAACAGTCGATAAAATTAAAATCATAAATTCAGGTTCAAATTACAAAAATATACCATATCTTACAAAAACTAATTCCGTAAATGGAGTAGGTTTAGATGTGATTCCAGTTTCAACTAACGTTGGAAAACTTGATAGTATTCGTATAAAAAATAGTGGTTTTGATTATTCTATAGATAAGACTTTATCTCCAAAACCAAGTACAACAAATATTATAAAAATATCTTTTTCTAACACACTTTTAAATGTAATTGTTAATGATGGTGGAAAAGGATACGCATCTGCTCCAAATTTAGTTATCGTAGACTCTGTGACAGGTGAAAAAATAAACAAAGGTCTTCTTGTTGCAAAAATGAGTGGTTCCAGTAGCACTGGAAACAAAAACATAGCATCAGTATCTATAGAATCTCCGATTAATGGATTGCCATCTAATCCAGTTACAATAAAGTCAGTTAATAATTCAAATGGAATTATTATTGACAGGGTTGAATCGTCAAGATCTGGAATATTAACATGTTTGATAAGAACTCCAGTTTTAGGATTTTCAGTAGATCCTTTTTCTGCAGGTGATGAAGTATTTTTAGAAAACATTGAAATAGTTCCCAATAGTGGCAGAGGATTCAATTCTGAAAATCATGGATATCAATTTTTTAAAATAATTGAATATACCCAAGAATCTAACCCCGGAAGAATGGTTATTAAAATACCTCAATTATATGGAGATCCTGGGGAAGCAGTTTTATTTCAAGTTAATACATTTGCTACAGTAATCAAGAAAACAAAATATCCATCTTTTTCTGTAAAACAAGATTATAGTTCATTTTTACCTAATGAAGATATTATTTTAATTTCTGGAGAAGATAATATATTGACAGGTTTAACAGTTGGAAAATCTAATAAAAGTTATTTAAAACTATTAGGAGACTATGAATTACAAGTTGGTGACATAATAAAAGGATCTGTAACTGGTTATTCAGCTACAGTAGAAAAAGTAAATTCTTTTGATGGAACATTTATAATTGGATCAGAAAATGTAAATTCTTTAGGTTGGGAAAATGAAGTTGGAAGATTAAGTAACGATGTACAATTTTTACCTGATAATGATTATTATCAAAATTTATCATATACATTAAAAACTAACAAAACTTGGAATGAAGTATCTTCTATTGTCAATTCTTTAGTTCATCCAATAGGAACAAAAAATTTCATTGACACTCAAATTGCATCATCATCAACTGGTATTGGGTCTACATCATCTTTAAGTTCAAAAGTAGATATTACTCAATCATTCATATCAGAATTTAGAGTTGATACTATAAAAGATTTAGATGTTGTTACGGATTTTGATGTAAATTTAAATGCTTCAAAAATAATTAAATTTAAAAATATAAAGTTACAAGATTATTTTGAAGCAAAAACTAACAGAGTTTTACAAATAGATGATATTAGTGGATTATTTTCTAGTACTGATGATAATGAAAAAAGATTGGATGGAATCATATTGTCTATGCCTAAAGATCAATCTTTTGGAAGATTTTTATTCCAGGTAAAATCATCAAACAAAAATTTAATTAAAGATAACGTAAATGAAATACAATTTACAGAAATAATTTGTCTAAAAGATTCTAGACAAGTATCATTTATTGAAAAAAGTACTTTGACAAATGGTCATGACAATGGTGAAGAACCAGTTTTCTTTGATTCTAAGATAGCAGAAATAAAACCAGTTTATGATGATTCTAAAAATTATTATTTTACATTTTTACCAAAAGATCCATATAATATAGATTACGAAATTAAAATATTAAGTACATCATTTTTAACAAATAGTGAGTCAAATTCATCATTAGATTTTGATTCAACTACTGTGTTTAGCACGGTAGATTTAGTTCTTCCTCAAGAGTTTAAAAATATTCTATCACTCGATTCTTCAAAATATTCATCTTTCTGTTCGCAAATACAAATTTTGAATAGAAAGACTTTTGAAATGAATTATGTTGAAATTTATGCCTCTTATGATGGTGATAATATTTATTATGCCAATTATTATTTTGATTCTAAAGGTAATGGAAATCTTTCTCCTTCAGGAGAAAGTTATGGATTTATAGGATCTTTTGGATTTAGTATTACTAATTCCGGATTACTTAAATTAGATTATTTAAATGAAACTAATCTCGATAATATAACAGTTAGTGCAAAAACAATTTGCTTTAATAATAACTCCTCCGTAGGAATTGATAGTACTTATAGATTCAAAACAAAGAATCAAAACGATGAATCTGAAAGAACTGCAATAATCAGTTCGGGAACCACATCAGTTTCCACTTCTTCAACAATTTTCTCTTATAATAGTCAATTATTTTCAAGTATAAAATCTGTAGTTAAGGTAAGTATTGGAAACACTACATGCATATCACAACTCATGGTAATACATGATAATTTAAATTCATTTATTACAGAGTATCCTGTTCTTTTTTCTGGTGATAATAATATTTATGAGATTGCCACTCCTTATTCATTGATTGGTATAGGAACTTTTAGTTCATCATTTACTCAGGACAAGTTTTCAGTAATATTTAAACCACATAGTAATTTTGAAAATGAAAATATTTCAATAAGATATTATAATGAAATATTCTATAGTTTCTTGGATGAGATAAACTTACCACAAAATCTTTCTATTAATCCATTATTAGAGAAAGTTAATGTTGCAAAACATTTTGGAATAAATTCTAAAGATAAAAACAGATTAAATTTTAATCTGAGATATAAAGAAACTCCAATATTTGCAAAAACATTTGATCCTGGAGATTCTGATATATTTAACCAATCAACAGGAGTTTTCACAATTCCAAATCATTTCTTTAGCACTGGAGAAAGGTTGATTTATACTCCAGGATCAACTTTTATTGATGTTGGTCAGAGTGCTATGGGAATCCCACCAGCATCAATAACAGATGCTGGAATCACAACAGATAAATTACCATCAAGTGTTTATGCTATTAAATTGAGTAATGATACTTTCAAAATAGCTCTTACAAAAATAAATGCTGAAGGATCTACCGCAGTTACTATTACAGATATTGGAGAAGGAAATGCTCATACATTTGAAATGTTTAAGAAAAATGAAAAATCTCTAATTACTATTAATAATTTAATTCAGTATCCATTATCTTACACTGGTATTGCACATTCACTTTTTGGAAATGGTGGGCAAATTGGAGTTGGTAATTCATTCTTCACATTGAGTGGAATTAGTTCAATAAAACCGACAGATTTGTTGAAAATTGATAATGAATATATGAAAGTATTAAACGTTGGGATAGGTACAAGTAACTCCGGACCAATAACATTTACATATGGTGATAAAAATATTGTTGAAGTTGAAAGAGGTTTTGTTGGAACTTCAGCAACTTCACACTCAGATGATTCTGAAGTAAAAGTTTTTGTAGGATCATATAATATAGTTAAAGACCAAATATATTTTACTCATCCACCAAGAGGAAATATATTTGATCTAGTTACCAATGATGAAAGAAATTTAAAGAGGTCGAGAGCATCTTTTAGTGGAAGAGTATTTTTAAGAAAAGATTATTCTTCCAATGTTATTTTTGACGATATCTCTAGACAATTTACTGGTGTTGGGCAAACATTTATATTGAAATCTCAAGGAATAAACACAGTAGGATTAGGAACAACCTCAGGTAATGGAATATTATTAATAAATGGAATTTATCAAACTCCTCTTACCCAAAATGTAACAAATAATAATTTTGAAATTATACAAGACACAACACTAGGTATTAGTAGTGTAGTTTTTAGTGGTATAAGAGATCCTAATACTGATGAAATTAATATTTCAGAATCTGATATCAATCAAAATCAATTACCAAGAGGGGGAATTATCGTTTCTTTAGGTTCAACCGCAGGTCTTGGATATGCTCCATTAGTTGGTGCAAATATTAAAGCAGTTATTGATAACTCAGATGGTTCAATTGTAAATATAGTTGGTATTGCAACGACTGGAAGTCCGATAGCATTTACAACAGTATCATACAATAATCAAAGTGGAATTTTAGACATTTTTTCACCATCAGTGTCCGAATTGTCTGGAGTAAATCAGGTAAAATTAGTTGGACTTGGATTTACTTGCCCATCAAATCCTGGAATAGTATCATATTTCCCAAGTCACAATGATTCCCTCAACATTATTGGAATTGGTACTACTTCATTCTCAGTCAGAGTAGGAACTAGTACTCTTCCACACTATTATGTTGGATATGGAACAATATATCCTTGGTATGAGAATTTAAATTTTGGATCTGGATATAGAAATCCAGTTTCTGTGGCAGTAACTGAAAAAAATCATGTAGGAAGTGCTGCAACAATAACAGCAACTGTCGGTGCTGGAGGAACATTATCTTTCAATATTATTGGAGGGGGTACAGGATACTCAAATCCAACAATTGCAATTTCACCACCATCATATGAAAATTTAAGTGTTATAGGAATATCTAGATTAGGAATAGGGGAAACTACTGATACTGGAATTGGTTTACTATTAAACGTTGAAGTTGGTGCAAGTAGAACAACTGGAATAGGTTCAACTTATTTTGAAGTTTCTTCATTTAAAATAACAAGACCTGGATATAATTTTAGAAGAGGTGATATTTTTAAACCTGTTGGTCTTGTTACTGCACAAGGACTAGATAGTCCTTTAGAAGAATTTAGACTTACTGTTTTGGAAACATATAATGATAGTTTTGCATCTTGGCAATTTGGTGAAATGAACTTAATAGATTCTGTTAAAAAATATCAAAATGGAACTAGAACTAATTTCCCACTATATTATGATAATCAATTACTAAGTTTCCAAACTAACGTAGATGATCCAGACTCTCAAGTTATAGATTTTGATTCCTTACTTGTCATCTTTATAAATGGAATACTTCAAGAACCAAAAATTGCATATGAATTTGTTGGCGGTTCTACAGTAAGATTTTTAACTGCACCGAAAATAGATGATAATGTAGAAATTTATTTTTACGTTGGAACTAGAGGTTCAGACTCCGACCAATTTGATGTCACTTCACCACTTCAAGTTGGTGATACAGTTCAAATATATAGTAATAATTCAAATTTACAATCTACCAGTACGCAAAATCCAAGAACTATTTTTGATATTTTATCATCATCCTTACTAGAGACTAATTTATATTCTGATCAAGGAATTGATTCTAGTAATTTGAAGCCAGTTTATTGGACAAAACAAAAAGAAGATCTTATTATAAACGAAACTGTATATTCAAAATCTAGAGATTCTTTAGAACCTCAAATTTACCCAACATCGAAAATTATAAAGGATGTTACATCTTCATCCGACGAAATATTTGTTGATAGTTTAGGATTATTTAACTATGAAGATGAAGAAAACGAAGTATTTGATTTAATTATCATACCTTCTGAACAATCAGTCCAAGTTGGTATAGTGACTGCAGTTGTTTCTGCTTCAGGTACAATACAATCTTTAAATATTGAAAATCCAGGAAGTGGGTACGGCAATTACACTCCTAGTATTAAAATATCCAATCCATATGTTGGAATTACAACATTTAAAATTGATGAAAATACAATTGGAATAGGATCTACAGCAACAGCGCAATTGATAGTATCCAATGGTTCAATAACTAATGCAGCAGTTATCAATCCAGGTTTAGGTTACACAAATACAAATATTCCACAAGTTATTGTTGAAGAACCGCCATTTTTATTTGAAAATTGCACTGGAGCAAACATTGCTATAGGTTTTGATGGATTAGTTGTAGGTATTGGTACCACAGATGGAATTGGTACAAGTTTAGCTATGAAATTCAAATTAGAAAGATATAGTGGAAATTTTTCAACTTTATCTGTTGGATATCCAATTTATATTTTTGATACTAACGTTGGATCTGGTTTAACATCTATAGATTCTAATGATTCTCAAATTGTGGCAATTTCAACTTCTTTTGTAGATAATATTTATTATGTTCACAATATCGACACTAACTCGGGTGAGATAGTGTGCAATATACTATCAGATAGCACTAATGTTATTGGAATTGCAACTACAGGTAATACAGCAAATCCGGTTGGAAAATTTTCTTGGGGTAAAATTGGAGGTATCGTTCGAGGATCTAATCCAGTTTCAATTGCAGTTAGTGGATATAATGTAAGTTCTGGATTATCAACATATCCATCTATACAAAGAAGAGGATATGGATTAAGAAAAACTGGAGCACTTAAAAAAGATTTGTCTTGAGCATGATATAAATAATAAAAAAACATCTTAACATGCCAGCTTTTGTTACAGATCAATTTAGAATTTTAAATACCAATAATTTCGTTAATTCTATAGACTCTGGTACTGATAATTACTACGTTTTTGTTGGTCTCCCAAATCCAGTACGAAATGGATTTGGGAGAAATATAAATTGGGACTATCAAGATGCACCAGATCCAAACTTAGCAGTATTACCAAATCCCACTGATAATTTTGATTATTTACCACACTATGGGGACACTATAGTGTATGGAAAGAAAATAATATCTCAAAATGTTAAAAGATGTATAAGGAGAATTGACTGGACTCAAGGTGTAAGATACGATATGTATCGTCATGATTATAGTGTATCTAATAGATCTAAGGTTACAGATAGATCTAGATTATATGATGCAAATTATTATGTTATGAATAGTGAATATCAGGTGTATATTTGCATATCAAACGGATCTAGTGGAACTAATCCTACAGGTAATCAATCTCAAGATGAACCATTATTTGTAGATTTGGAACCATCAAAAGCAGGGACTAGTGGGGATGGATATATATGGAAATATTTGTTTACAATTTCACCAACAGATATTATAAAATTTGATTCCGTCGAGTACATACCATTACCAAACAATTGGGAAACCTCTACTTTACCACAAATAGTTTCAGTTAGAGAAAACGGAGACTCTACTCTTAATAACAATCAAATTAAGTTTGTGTATATTGATAATGGTGGAGGTAGTTATAATACTGGAGAAGTTAAAATTCTCGGTGATGGGTCTGGAGCAAGAGTCTATGTAGAAACTAATGAAGATAATCAAATAGTAAAAACAACTGTAACTGCTGGTGGTAGTGGATATACTTACGGGATAGTGGATCTTGGACCATTGCAAATTAGTGATAGTATACAATTTCCAGCGAAGCTTATTCCAATTATACCACCTTCTAGAGGACACGGATACGATTTATATAAAGAATTGGGTGCTGATAGAGTTTTAATTTATAGTAGATTTGATGATTCTTCAAAAGATTTTCCAGTAGACACTAAATTTGCTCAAATAGGAATATTAAAAAACCCAAAAAACTTTGTTTCAGATAGTCTTTATACTGCGGATAGATTTTCTGCTTTATATTCTTTAAAAATAAATCTATCTACAGGATCTCCAATACCAATAGTGGGAGAAAGAATAGAACAAATTTTCTCAAATGGATCTAAAGCACTTGGATATGTAGCTTCTTATGATAGAGTAACAACAGTACTAAAATATTTTAAAGATAGATCTTTATACTACCAACCTGGTGGACCAGATTATGATCAAACAGACTATGTTGGAATTTCATCATCTGCTGATGCAACAGTTAATTTCAGCACCAGTGGAGGTCAAGTTAGAGGTGTTGAGAGTGGTTTTATATCTAGTATAGACAGCACATTTAATAATTCTGTAGTAACTGTAGGGAATAAAACAATTAATTTAGATGTTAGTTTTATTTCTGGAATTGCAAAACCTGAAATAAATAAAACATCCGGAGATATTCTTTATATTGATAATAGGCCTTTAGTAGAAAGAAACTCTAGGCAAAAAGAAGATATCAAAATTATTCTAGAATTCTAAAAAATGGCACAAAAAACTAATCTCAACGTTAATCCATATTTTGATGATTTTAATTCTGACAAAAATTTTTACAAGGTTTTGTTTAATCCAGCAAAACCTGTACAGACTAGAGAATTAAATACAATTCAATCTATTTTACAAAATCAAATAGAATCTTTTGGAAGTCATATTTTTAAGGAAGGATCTGTCGTCATACCTGGTGGAATAACTTATGACCCAGAATATTCTGCAGTAAAATTAAATTTCAATTCATTTGGAGTTGATATCTCTACGTATATAAACAAATATGTTGGTCAAACTATTAGAGGACAAGTTTCGGGAATAACAGCAACTATATCTCAAATTGTTTTACCAAATAGTAATGGTGTCGAAAATATTACTTTATACGTAAAATATAAAGAATCCGATTCAAGTTATAGTAAAAAATCATTTTTAGATGGTGAATCGTTACTTTCTACAGAATCAATATCTTATGGAATTAATAACACTATAATTCCGGAAAATACACCATTTGCTTCTTTAATATCTGAAAACGCAACTTCTTTGGGATCATCTGTTTCTGTAGACAATGGAGTTTATTTTGTTAGAGGAACTTTTGTAAATGTTAATAAAGAGACTTTAATTTTAGACTACTATACAAATATTTCTTCTTATAGAGTAGGATTTAAAGTATCTGAACAAATTGTAACAACAAAGGATGATGAAAGTTTATTTGATAATGCAAAAGGTTTTACAAACTATGCATCCCCAGGTGCTGATAGACTAAAAATATCTTTATCTTTAACAAAAAAACTTTTATCCGATACTAATGATATTGATTTTATCGAATTAGTTAGAGTTGAAAATGGATTTATTAAAAAGTTAGAAAATAAAACAGATTATAATTTACTAAAAGATTATATAGCTCAGAGAACATATGATGAATCTGGAAATTACACCGTTTCACCATTTAAAGTTTCTATTAATAATTCACTAAATGACTTATTAGGAAATAATGGAGTTTACTTTGAAGGTGAATTAACTTCATCAGGTAATCAACCATCTGATGATTTAATGTCCGTAACTATAAGTCCAGGAAAAGCATATGTTAAAGGATATGATGTTGATAAAACTGGAACTACAATTCTGGATGTAAGCAAACCAAGAGATAAACAAACTGTAAGTGACGTATTAGTTCCCTTTAAAATGGGAAACATTTTGAGAATTAATAATCTTTACGGTGCACCAATAAACAGATCTACGGTATATTTTTACAGTCAAAGAAGAAATGGTGCAACAAGTTCCCCAAATGGTACTGAAATAGGATCAGCAAGAGTTTATTTATGTAAATTAACTGACGCAGCATATGAGGGTGCAAAAACAAAATGGGATTTATACCTTTATGATGTTCAATTTTATTCTTACTTAACTATTAATAATTCTTTAACTTCAACAGAATTACCAATTTCTTCACAAATTGTTGGAACTAGTAGTGGTGCTATTGGTTATGTTGTAAATGCTGGAACAAGTGACAACGTAATAAAAGTAAGGCAAATATCAGGAAACTTTTTACAGAATGAAAGCATATCGATTAATGGTACAAATTTATTATCGAGATCAATTTTAAGTATAAAAAAATACAATTCATCGGATATTAAATCAGTATTTTCTTCAGGAAGTCCCGCATTTTTAGCAGACTCTATTTTAGATTCTTTCATTCCTGTTGGTTTTAGTACTCAAGATGAAATTACAATTAGTTCGAATGGAACGACAACTTCGAGTAAAGGATTCAGTGGAATAAGTACAGACACAATAGTAAAATATTCCAGACCAGGATTTAGTACAGAAACATATAACGTTATCAGTAGTATCAATCCAACTTCATTTACATTAAGTGGAATATCAACAGTTTCTAATGTAAATGATGGTGCAGTAACTGATTCTCAAATTCAATCTCGTTTCGTAATCGGAAAATCGAACATAATTGAGCAAAACTCATCATACTTATATTCAGTATTACCAAATAATAATATATCTGATATAGATTTAAGTGGATCGCAATTAAAATTCTCAGCACAATCAACAGAGTCTGTCGTAATATCTGGTGGAACTTTATCCTTAAATACTTCGAACTTTACTTTAGCGGGAAATTCTAGTACCATTAAATTTGACACCTTTGATGCCGAAAAGTATTCAATTCATTATAGTGATGGTTCAACACAATCACTGACTGATGATCAGGTTACTTTTAACTCTGAGTATACCCAAGTTACTTTTAAAGGATTAACTGACGGAAAAACAACAAGTCTAATTAATGCTACATTTACAAAAACTGGAATACAAAGCAAAACAAAAGTCCATAAAAAAAGTACAATTGTTAATGTAAATTTATCAAAATATTCAAAGTCTGGAACTGGAATAAGTACTTCAGTAAATGATGGTTTAGACTATAATCAATTTTATGGATTAAGAGTTCAAGACAATGAAATTTGTTTAAGATATCCAGATGTAATAAGAGTTTTAGCAGTTTATGAATCACTAGACACTTCTTCACCATCTTTTGATAAATTGAACTTTTCGTCATTATATAATGTTTCAGATAATTCTGTAGTTGGTGAAAACTTAGTAGGAAAAACTAGCAAATCAATTGCACGAATTGTATATAAAGATCCATCTTACCCAAATAGTGTTGAAATTGTTTATCTAAACAATAATAGATTTGAATCTGGGGAAGAAATAACTTTTAAACAATCAAACATAACAGCAGAACTTTCTTCAATATCTTTTGGTAGATATAAAAATATAACAAATGCATTCAAACTCGATAAGGGACAAAGAAATGAATACTATGATTATTCCAGAATAATAAGAAGTCAAAATGAACCTGAACCGAATAAAAAATTATCTATAGTATTTGATCATTTCGAAGTCTCTGATGCAGATAGTGGAGATTTATTCAGTATTGCAAGTTATAATCAAGAAAATTATTTAAGAGATATACCTAGTATTGGATTTTTAAATATTAGAGCATCAGATACTTTAGATTTTAGACCAAGAGTTTCTTATTTTAGTGGATCTTCATCATCACCATTTGACCTTTCATCAAGAAATTTTGGACAAACTCCAAAAGTTATAATTACTCCAAATGAATCTAGTTTAGTCAAATATAATTTTTATCTTGGAAGAATAGATAAAGTTTGTATTGATAGTTACGGTGGTATAATTGTAGAAAAAGGAACTTCTTCAACGAATCCAAAAGAACCCATAAAATTTGCAGATACTCTTGAAATTGCGACTATTTCATTACCACCTTATCTTTATGATAGTTCCGATGCAAAAATAAGTCTCATTGATAATAGAAGATATACAATGAGGGATATTGGAAGAATAGAAGATAGGGTTGAAAATTTAGAGTTAATCACTTCACTTTCTTTATTAGAATTGAATACACAATCCTTACAAATAAAAGATGCTGACGGTTTAGATAGGTTTAAAACTGGATTTTTTGCAGATTCATTCAAAGATAATAATTTTATTGATCTTGTAAATTCTTCTGTTGAAGTAATTTCGGAAGCAACAGTTAAAGAATTGACACCATTAATTTCAAAAAATTCATTAAAAAATGAAATTATACCTTTAACACCACAATCCGACAGTCAGTTAGATTTAACTCAAAATTTCGAATTATTGGATACTAGAGTTAAAAAAACTGGACAAGTAGTAACTTTAAATTATGAAAGTGTGGATTGGATAACCCAACCTTTAGCAACTGTACAAAATGATGGGTCTCCTAGAGTTGAAAATGTAAATCCATTTGAGGTAGTTCAATATGTTGGTGATATTAGACTGCATCCATTTTCGGATACTTGGGTAAGAACAGTTTCCCTTGAAGATAGACTTATTGTTTTAGAGAATAATATTAACTTAGAAAGTCAAATAACTACAGAAAGACTTACTTTAACATCTGAAGATAACAGTGGAAAAGGTAATTTAGGAATTGCTGAAGTTAGAGACACTTGGACAGACTTGAGTTTATCTGATACTCCTGTTGAAGGAACTACAGAAGTATTTGTAAGTACAGATGAAAGTATATCCGAAGCTTCTATGGAAAGAACTTTCGTAGATAGTCAATTTGATCTTTTCATGAGATCAAGAAATACTGAATTTTCGGCAGCAAACTTATCACCATTTACACGTTACTATCATTTCTTAGATGGTCATTCAAATATCGATTTTACTCCAAAGTTAGTTGAAGTTTCAAAAGATTCATCATTACAAAATTTAGGAACCAAAGGAGTTTTTCAAGTTGGAGAAACTATAGTTGGTACTTTTAATGGCGAAACAATTATCAGATTTAGATTATGCCAAGCAAATCATAAATTTGGAACATTCAACAATCCAAAAATTAATGAAACTTATAATGCAAATCCATACTCAAAATCTGAAACTTTACCTGCAGGATATAGTGAATCATCACCTGTTTTAAATGTAGATACATTTTCACTTGCCGATGAAGTTCAGGGAAAATATTTTGGATATTTAGTTAAAGGTACATTATTAGTTGGTGAAACTAGTGGAGCATCTGCTTACGTAAAAGACTTGAGATTGATCACTGATAACTATGGCGATTTAATTGGCACATTTTTTATAAGAGATCCAAATTCACGTCCAACACCATTAATAAGGATACCAACTGGCAATAAAACTTTTAAATTGTCATCTAGCGAATCAAATCAAAATGGTTTAGTAAATAATTCAGAAGTCTCTACTGCAGAAACTTCATACTCTTCAGAAGGAACAGTACAAACTTATCAAAATATTATAAGACAAAACAAAATTACTGCTTCTTTGACAACTACAAATAATATAAGAGTAAGAACATTGAATGCAGTTAGAAATGAAGATATTTCCACTGCAAACCTTCCACCACAACAAGTATTTAATATAACTAATATAATTCAAAGACAAGCACATGCGGATCCTTTAGCACAAACTTTCCTTGTTGGTTCTAGTCGTGGATTAAATTCATTTAACGATGATGCTAATGGTGCATTTTTAACGGCAGTTGACCTATTCTTCGCATCAAAAGATCCTGGAAATGCTTCAATAACAGTTCAGATTAGAACAACCGAACTTGGAATTCCTACTCTATCAATAATTGGAGATCCAGTTACTCTTAGACCCGATGATATTAAAGTTTCTGATGATGGTTCAGTTCCAACCAGGGTAACATTTCCATATCCAATCTGCTTACCACCAGGATTAGAGTATGCAATAGTCATATTAGCACCTCAAAGTACCAAATATAATTTATGGTGTGCCAGAATGGGTGAAAAAGTTATTAGTTCCCTCACATTACCGGATGTTGAATCTGCAAGATACACTAAACAATTTGCAATAGGTAGTTTATTCAAATCACAAAACGGTTCATTATGGTCAGAAGATCAATATGAAGACTTAAAATTTAAGTTGTACAAAGCAAAATTTGTTGAAACTAATGGTGTTGTTTATTTCCACAATCCATCATTAGAAAAAAATAATCAATACATTAGAAAATTACAACCAAATCCAATTACCACGCTACCAAGAAAGTTAAAAGTAGGAATAACAACAGTATATGATAGCACTCAAGTAAATACAATTTTAGTGGCAGGTAGAAAAATAACTGAGACGACAAAAGGTTACATTTATGGAAATATTGTTAGTACTGGATGTTCAGTTTCCGATGTGGCAATCAATACGGGTGGTAGAAATTACCCAGTTGGAGTATCTACAGTAAATACTTTTAATTTAACTGGAAATGGATCTGGACTACAGTTAAAAGTTACGGTTGGTTCTGGTGGAAATATTACTGAAATTAATGAAATTAAATCTTTTGGATCTGGATATGCAATTGGGGATGTCGTTGGTATAGTTACATCTACAACTAGTGGTGATTCCAATACATCAAAAGGACAAGGTTGTTTAATAACGGTTACTGGAAATAATAATGCAATAGATACTTTATATTTGACTAATGTTCAGGCAGAATCTTTTACAAATGGATCTGAGTTAAGATATTATAATAATGAAGGAAATGCAGTTACTTTAGGATCTACAACTATTACTTCCTCACAAACTTATGGAAGTTTTTCTGACGGAAACTATTTTAAAGTAAATCATTTTAATCATGGAATGTATGCAGTAAATAATCTTGTTGAGGTGAGCGGAGTACTGCCAAATACTGTAACAGTATCACTTCCTTCTCAGTTAGATAGAACTGGATCAGTTATGAATATAACAAATACAGATTCTACATATTTCCAGACATTTGAGGGGTTTGCTGTAAGTCCTTCAAATCCTGGGTATGTATTAATTAATAATGAAATAATTAAGTATACACAGGTAAATTCATCATCTTTAGAGGGATTGGAACGTGGTGTAGATGGGTCAGTTGTAATAGATCATCCACAAAATTCTATTATCAAAAAATATGAATTAAATGGAGTTTCCCTGAGAAGAATTAATAAAGTTCATGATATATCTGATGTTGGTATAGATTTGGACGAATATTATTTACAAATTGATAGAGATGGTAGTCCTGGAAATTTTGCATTAGATCGTTCAACAGATCTTTCAACTGAAATAAATGGACAAAAGTTACCAATACTTTCATTTAATTCAGAATCATCCGTTGGTGGAAATTCAGTCTATGCATCAGAAAATATTGTTTTTGACACTGTAGTTCCATATTTTGATGCGATAAATATTGGATTACCAAATCAAATAAGTGCTCAAATTAGAACAATAACAGGAACAAGTTCTGGTGGTAGTGAGGTATCATTTAGTGATCTTAGTTATGAAGACGTATCAATTAATCAACCAAATAAATTAAATAATTTGAGAATGATTGCATCTAAAGTAAATTCTGATGAATACTTAGATTCTATGCCAAGAAATAAATCATTTATTACAGCATTATCAATTTCATCAAATAATTATAATTTATCACCAATGATATTTTTAGATAATACATTTACTGAATTTAGATGTGCCAGATTAAATAGTCCAAAAATAAATTATATTTCTGACAATAGAATAAATGGACTATCAAATGATCCCCATGCAGCAATTTATGTATCGAAAACTATTAGATTAACACAACCATCAAATAGTTTGAGGGTAATATTGTCAGCATATAAACATTCTTCTAGTGATTTTAGAGTTTTATATTCATTAGTAAAAGCAGAATCTGCCGAAATTTTACCATCTTTTACTTTATTCCCAGGATATGGTAATTTAACTACAGATAATAATTTAGATGGATATTTGGATATAGTTGATGAATCATTGAATAGTGGTCTCCCAGACAAAATTACTCCAAGTAGTTTAGATAACCAGTTTATTGAACATCAATATACTGCACCGAATGTGGGACCATTTATTGGATTTAAGATTAAAATTGTTATGTCTGGAACAAGACAAGATAAATATCCAAGATTTAAAGATATTAGAGCAATAGCATTGTTATGATGAATAATTTAATTGCGGTAGAAGGACATCCAAATCTTTTTAGAGATAAAAATACTGGTGCGATTGTAAATTGTGATAATGCTTCTTATGAACAATATTTAAATAGTCTTTCAAATAGAATGAACACAAAAAAGGAAATTCAATCTTTAAAAAATGAAGTAAGTGAGATTAAATTATTGCTAACGGAGTTGTTAAATGAAACCAGAAGACATTGATTTACAAGATATCAATAAATTATTTGAATATGAAAAGCATTGTCGCGTGATTGATGAGATGAATCAAAATGATTTAAAATTGTTTGCCAAACTTTACCTTAGGTTATACTTACAACAACAAGAAATTTTAGCATTAATAAATTGACATAAATAAAATATATATGGTTTTTGGTAAATGGCAGCAGCATATGTAGTTAATTTAAACATTGACACAAATACTACATTTACTCAAAGTTTTACTTTAGCTAATGATAATGGAGCACCTCTTGATCTAAGTGGGTATGATGTTAAATCTCAGATGAGAAAACATCCACAAAGTAATTCTTATGTTAATTTTATAGCTACGGCAATTTCTCCACCATCTCAAGGTATTATAGTCATAGAATTGGAACCACAAACTTCTAATTCTTTAAAACCTGGGAGATACATGTATGATGTTATTATTAAAAATAATGTTACAAATGAAAAACTTAAAGTAGTTGAAGGATCCGCAATTGTTTCTAGTAGTATAACAAGAGATAGTTAATAAAATGGCAAAACCAGCATCGAGACAACAATTGATAGATTATTGTTTAAGAAGACTGGGTGCTCCAGTTTTAGAAATTAATGTAGATGATGATCAAATAGATGATTTAGTAGATGATGCTCTCCAATACTTTCATGAAAGACATTTTGATGGTGTTGAAAGAATGTACTTAAAGTATAAAATCACTCAAGAAGATATTAATCGTGGAAAAGCATCTGGAACTAGCGGTCCAGGTTTAACAACAACAACTGCAACATCTAATGTAGGTTCTTTTAATTTTTATGAAACTTCAAATTATATACAAGTTCCAGATTCTGTAATAGGAATAGAAAAAGTTTTTAAATTTGATACTAGTTCTATTTCTGGCGGAATGTTTAGTATAAAATATCAATTATTTTTAAATGATCTTTACTACTTTAATTCGGTAGAATTGTTACAGTATGCGATGGTTAAAAGTTATCTAGAAGATATTGATTTCTTATTAACTACCGACAAACAAATAAGATTCAATAAAAGACAAAATAGAATGTATTTGGATATTGATTGGGGAGCGCAAACTGCTGGTAATTTTTTGATTATAGATTGTTATAGAATTTTAGATCCTA